TTATTGAGTATTCTCTTTCTTTGCAAAAAATGCACCGTAATCGAACATCTTCATGCTCTGGTATCTTCCCATGTCCAACAGATTATTTATTATGATTTCCACGTCCCTGTCCTCACCGGACGGTTCATGCAGTCTCTGGCATATCCTTCCATAGGCTGTAAGCATTTCACTGTAAAGTTTTTCACAGTATTTACCTTCTGCAAATTCATCCTCTACTACGCTACTTTCCTCACAAACAAACTTATCCAGATCATAATGTCCGTTCATCAGATTATAAATTATCGTTTTAAATTCCTCATCCTGTACTCTCATATACATCCTCTTCACTTTCTGGGGCTGCAAGAATGCATAGAAAAAGGGAAGCCAGTCTTGTCAGATACAATCAACCGCTTCCCCTACTTTTTTAGCGTCCTTACGAAGTTCATCAGTATCCTTCGTTCCTCCGCACTTAAGTCATCCCATATCTCCAATAATTCAGCTTGCTCATCCGTCAGATCAGGCCGCATACCATCTCCGGCAAAGAACTGTGCGATTGATATTCCGAATGCATCACAGATTCTTTCCAAGGTCGGTACTGTAGGTATGCTCTTCTTATTCATTATATTTGCCAACGCTGTCTGCGACATATCCGTGAGCTGTGCAAGTCTGTATTTGGAGACTTTATGCTTGCTGCATAATTCTTTTACCCTCTTTGGTATGTACTCCTCTGTACGCAAGTAAATTACACCTCTCTTCTACTTGTACGATATACATATTGTAACCGTAAAGCAGAAGAATTATTAGAACCATATCTCTTGCGTAAATTACTCCATTATAATGGAGTATCTGGGTAAAAAATATGAACAGCAGGTTTATGCAGTTCAGTTTTGTATCATGACAGAACCTTGATTTTCCTTATTTCTATCATTCTTATTTCGTTTTGTTTCAGTTATAAGCATACCATCCGTATTAAAATCCATCAATAAAAATCGTTCGACATATTTCGCATTTTCTATACCTTATTTCTCCATTACTCCACTATGCTTCATTAAATTACGCAACCTTTTTTCACTCTTTGATAGATAATTTACCTTGCGTAAGAAAAAGAAAACAGGAGGTACAATCTATGAACCAAACACAGACATCTGTTAACCACAGACAGATAGGATACCGCATTAAGGAAGTAAGGGAGCAGAATCATCTTTCACAAGCACAGCTTGCGGAAATAACAGACCTTTCCGTCTCCTACATAAGCCACATCGAAAACGCTAAAAGGAAAGCCAGTCTGGAATCCATTATACGGATCGTAAATGCCCTCGGCATTACCGTAGATGAACTGCTTGCCGGAGTACAGATGAATAATCCGGCAGCCTACCAGACAGACATCGATATTCTCATGGAAGACTGCTCAGAAAACGAAAAAAGATTCGTGTATGAACTCATAAAAATAAGCCTTGAAACCATGCACAAAAATGGTTGGGAGCTTGCTTCAAAAGATATGTGCAGATAAAGGCACACTATTTTCACACAAATAATTTTTCTTTGAAATAGACTATAGGGATATGCATGTCCTTATAGTCTATTTTATTTCCGCATGAAAATTTTATAATAAAATCCAGCATAGAAATAAAGGTGGTAAGTCATGAACGAAAACGAACAAAAAGTCGGCTCTGTTGCTGACCAGAAAAGTAAGATAAGGGAACGTTATAAAGGAATCAATCCGGATGAACTCGATGTAATTCCGGCTCTTCCGCAGGAAGATATATTTGCAGTAGAAAATGAACAGCGTGTTGCAGTATATGCAAGAGTGTCAACGGATGATCCGAGACAGACATCTTCATATGAATTGCAGAAGAATCATTACCATGACGTCATCAGTAAAAGTCCAAACTGGAAGCTTGTACAGATTTATGCAGATGAAGGTATCTCTGGAACTTCCCTCCAGCACCGTGACCAGTTCAAGCAGATGATCGAAGACTGCAAAAAAGGTGAAATAGACCTTATCGTTACAAAAAGCGTATCACGTTTTGCAAGAAACGTTGTGGACTGCATCGGCTATGTCAGGGAGCTTCTTGCACTCCCCCATCCTGTCGGTGTTTTCTTTGAAACTGAAAGACTCAACACCTTTGACCCCAAAAGCGAGATGGTACTTTCCTTCATGGCAACACTTGCACAGGAAGAAAGCCATACCAAAAGTGAGATCATGAATGCATCTATTGAGATGCGTTTCCGCAGGGGTATTTTCCTTACACCAACACTCCTGGGATATGACCATGACGAAGACGGAAATCTTGTTATCAATGAAGAGGAAGCCAAGATTGTAAAACTCATATTCATGATGTACTTAAACGGATGCACCTGTCAAGAGATTGCTGATACCCTGACGGAACTCGGCTGTGAGACTAAAAAGGGAAACACCGTATGGTCTCCAGGTTCTATCCTTCAGATACTGCAGAACGAAAGACACTGCGGTGATGTCCTGGCACATAAAACCTACACTCCGAATTACCTCAACCACAAATCAAAGAAGAATATGCAGAACCGTCCGCAATACAGAAAGCGAGACCATCATGAAGCCATCGTTTCAAGGGATGACTTTATTGCCGTCCAACGCCTGATCAGTAATGCCAAGTATGGAAACAAAGGAATCCTTCCGCAGCTGAAAGTCATTCCGGGTGGAGTCCTGAAAGGCTTTGTATCCATAAACCCCAGATGGGCGGGATTTAAGGAGGCAGATTACATGAACGCTTCTTCCAGTGTTTATGACAGTACCGAGCACTCCATAACCTCTTCCGGCCATGTGGAAGTAAAATCCGGTGAATTTGACCTGCGCGGATATGAGATCGCACGCTCACAGTTTTTTGACAGCACGGATCGTATAACCGTTACCTTCGGCCAGGGAGACATCCGCTTTTCCGCTCCTGCCGTCCGTAAGCTTGACAGCACGCTTGTAGAACTGCTCATACATCCAAAGAAACAGGTCTTTGCCGTAAGGAATGCGGGGAAAGACTGCCGGAATGCCATGCAGTGGTCTAAAAAGAAAGACAGTAAAAACTCTCCACGTGAGATCAGCGGTACTGCATTTCTTCCCACGCTCTATTCCCTCCTCGGCTGGAATGATAACTGCCGTTACCGCATCACAGGGGTAAAACGTGGCAGTGGGAATGACGCCGTACTTCTCTTCAACCTTTCCGAACCGGAGATATTCATTCCCAATGATGTAATCGGTACACCAGATGCTGATTCTTTCGTAAAACCTTTTACGGACAACCAACAGAGAAATATTCGTGCCTATCCGCCTGACTGGGCGGACACATTTGGCAGCAATTATTACAGCCACGCACAGGCAGAAGAACTTGCTGGGTTTAGCGGACACAAAGACCCCGATACCTCTCATGCCCCGGTAACATACAATGACGCTGATATACAGGTCACCAGTAAAAATGACATTGAAAGGAACATTGAACAGATCATGTCAGATATGAAGGAGAACACAGATGAACATACAGACAAACGATGAAAAGAACACCATTCCCGTAACTGAGGATGATGCTTTCAGCTATGACGGATATCAGGTAGTCCGCGGCGAGTTCTTCGCCCATACCTACGAACCGTCCTTTACTTTTAATTCCAGCAAGGTATCCGTAAACACCGCATGCATAAAAAAGCTGCCTGATACGGATTTCGTGCAGATACTCGTAAACCCAGACGAAAAGAAACTTGCGGTGCGTCCATGCCAGGAAGATGAAAAAGATTCCTTCCGCTGGTGTTCCGCAACAGCAAAACGCTCTCCCAGACAGATCACATGCCGTATTTTTTTTGCCAAAGTTGTGGCACTTATGGGATGGAATTCATCCTACCGTTATAAACTGCTCGGAAAGCTGATACGCTCAGACAATGAACTGCTGTTTGTCTTTGACCTCACCACGCCAGAGATCTTCGTCCGTGAGGAAAAAGAAGACGGAAAGATAAAAGCATCCCGTACACCAAGCTACCCAGAAGAATGGCAGAACCAGTTCGGTGTACCTGTAGAGGAGCATCAGAGCAGCCTGCAAATTAATATGTTTGATGGTTATGCGGTATTCGGCATCTCCGAAAACACTACCGCTGAACCGGAAGAGAAAAAAATAGAACATCCAGAAAAGGAGGAGCAACACTATGAACAGAGAAACCTCTTTGAAGCCGGTACTATGCATTGACTTGAAGAAAAACAGGATACGCATACACAAACTCACGCTCCATATGCTCGGTGACCCAGAGTATATCCAGCTGCTTGTGAATCCCCAGGACAGCATGATCGCCATACGGAAAAGTGTGCGAAAGGATTACCTTGCCCATCGTGTACGCTACAGAAAAGCCGACAGCCATTACTGCTATGAATTATATAGTACAGAGCTTTTACAGGCATTACGACACACTGGCATTCACCTTGAGGGCAACCGCAGCTACCGTATCTACGGTGCACTGAATCCAAGAGAATGTCTCGCCAGCTTTTCCATGAATGAATGCGTGCTTGTAGATGATACGACACGAACGGAGGAATCAGTATGAATAACAGACCAGTCCCAGAGCTTCAGACCGATCCGGAATTTGAGGATCTGATACAGCCAAGGGAAGAAAACTACCTGGAAGAACTCGAAGAAAGCATCTTTGATCACGGTTGTCTGGATCCTGTATATGTATGGAACAATATCATACTTGACGGTCATCTGCGATATAAGATCTGTATGAAATGGGATATTCATTTCAACATCCAGCATATCATATTCGAAAGCCGTGATAAGGCCGTTTCTTTTATCTGCCGTGAACAGCTCAAACGTACAGACCTTACGGGAGAATATAAAAAATACCTGATAGGAAGATTGTTCCGTGCAGACATGAATACTGCCAGTGATGAATTTATGAAAAAACATCCTGACATGGGACTGAATGCAGACGGACAGGTATCACAGAAATATGTCCGTAAGACAGATATTGCCACCATCATTGGCACGGAATTTAATTTCGGTTTTTCCACCGTGACAAAATATGATATTTACGCACGTGCAGTCGATGACCTGAAACGGAAAAGCCCTGAAATTGCAGAAAAAATATTAAATGGAAAACTCCGTGTGTCCCATGAAAATATCATAGAACTCTCCCGCCTTCCCATTGAGGATATCAATGGATTGAAAAGGCTCTTAGACAGCGGATCTATAGACCGTATCGGATACTCCCAGCTGCGGCACGAACTCCGGTGGCAGAGGCTTCCCACTGGAAAACCGGATTCAAGAAGGATAAAACGGGAAAAGGAAAGTGCCGAAGCCGGAATTAAACAGATGCCCGCTACTGACCCGGATGCAGAACTTGAGAGCCTTAAATTTACAATACCTTCATGGTCAAAAACCATATCAAGAACCATAGAACTTACAGATTTTCCTTCCACCTCCGGTAACGCAAGGCGTGAAGTGAAGATGCAGCTGTTAAACCTTACAAGAAAAATTACCAGACTGCTTTCGCAGCTTGAAGAGGAGGATTCAGATGACAGAAGAACAGACAGCCGGACAAATGACACAGGACGTTGACCTGATGCAGTTCGTGCCAAAAGTACACTTTGAACAGATTCCCATCAGGAATCTCGTATCCAACCAGGAATACCAACGCAACCTCTCACAGCACCATGTCCAGCGTGCTGCCGCTAACTTCGACTTATACCAGATAAATCCTGTGAAGGTCAGCCGGAGGAATGGCATCAACTATGTATTCAACGGACAGCACACCATTGAGATCGTTGCCCTCGTTTCGGGATCCAGGGAGACACCTGTATGGTGCATGGTCTATGACGACCTTGGATATGAACACGAAGCAGATATCTTCGCAAATCAGATGAAATATGTAAAGCCCCTGCTGCCTTACGAGATATTCATGGCAAACATAGAGGCCGGCAACGATAAGCAGCTCATCATCCGTGATCTGGTGGAATCCTATGATCTTACCATTGCATCCACCACGACTCCGGGCGGTATCTGTGCTGTTGCAACCCTTGAAAATATCCACGATAAATATGGCTATCACATGCTCGACCATGTCATCCGGCTCATTACCGCCACCTGGGAGGGTGCATCCCAGTCCTTCAGTGCAAACATGATGAACGGACTGGCTCGCTTTCTGAATGCCTATGGTGATGCCATAAAAGACGATATATTTAAGGAAAAGCTCGGGAGGATATCCATCAAGGAACTCGCCCGCACTGCAAAGGACAGGCGTTCCGGTTCCCTTGGTTTTGCGGAAGCCATACTGATATACTACAACAAAAAATGCCGGAATCCGCTTACCTGGGATAAGCTTTATACCCACAAACTACCGCATAAAAAGAACATGGAAGAAGAGTCAGAGATTCCTGAACCCGATGATACGGACAGTGAAAGCAGCCAGATGGAGCTGTTTGGGCTTCATGAAAGTGGGGTTTCCGGGTGATCTACACGGAAACCTTTACCCGGCTGCCTTCCAGAAAGAAGAACTCATATTTTTTTGCACCAAGCACTGTCACTTCACAGAGGACAAGCTGTGCAATCTCCGGAACGAATCTGGTAAGCGGTTCATTTCCCACGGCTTCCATCATCTGCCCAGCCCTGATCTTTTCAAGGGGAGTCCCATCTGACTTCATCTGCTGCCATATTTCCATGTACTTCTCCCTGTCCGTGACCAGTTTATTGAATGCTTTTACAAATCCCTTTTCAAGGTCTGCATTATCAACGTAGGCATTCGTGCACACCACTTTTCCGTCTTTCCTGTGGTTTTTGCACTGCCACTGTATGATTCCCCTTGATTTCCAGGAATGTCTTGTGAACAGGCTTTTGCATTCCCCACAGAACACCTTCTCACAGAACGGCATGCAGTCCGCACCATAACTGTATCGATCCGTGCCATGCCTTTGCATGAACTTTTCCCTGCGGTCAAATTCTTCCTGTACCGCATTCCATGTCTGCTTATCTATGATCCCCTTATGGCTGTCCTTTACATAGACCTGTGCGATCTCACCGTTGTTTTTGACCTGTCTCTTGGTAAGGAAATCTGCCGTATAGGTCTTCTGCAGAAGTGCGTCACCCATGTGCTTTTCCTGTTTTAAGATCCCTATTACCGTGCTTGGATACCACTTTGTCTGCCCGAGACACCCCGGGACTTTCTCTTCCGTCAGTTCCTTTGCGATCTGTGCCGGATTGATTCCGATAAGGAAGTCCCTGTATATCCTTCTCACTGTCTTTGCCTGTTCCTTATTGATGACAAGCTTCCCGTTCTCATCCTTATCATATCCGAGGAACTTGAAAGTGTTAAGATGCATCTCACCGTTCTTGAATTTCGTGCGGATGCCCCATTTACAGTTCTCTGAAATATTCCTTGATTCATCCTGTGCAAGGGAGCTTAGGATGGTAAACAGAAGCTCGCCCGTAGAATCCAGTGTGTTGATATTTTCCTTCTCAAATATGATGCCGATCCCTAGGTTCTTTAATTTTCTGGAATATGCCAGGCAGTCCTGCGTGTTCCTCGCAAAACGGCTGATGGATTTTGTTATGACAAGATCTATCTTACCTTTCTCGCAGTCTGCGATCATCTTTTTGAACTGTTCCCTTTTCTTTGTATTTGTACCTGAGATCCCCTCATCTGCATAAATGCCGGCCATTTCATAATTCTCATGCTCATTGATATATTTTGTATAATACTCGACCTGTGCCTCAAAACTATGGAGCTGGTCTTCCTGGTCTGTTGACACACGGCAGTAGGCTGCCACCCTTATCTTCTTTTCCTGTACCGCCTTATGCCCTGTCCGCACCTTCTGGCTTCTTGCTGGTATAACTGTAACGCTTCTTGCCATTCTTATCATCCTTTCTCTGAATATAAATATCTTTTTTGATCTCTCCCCATCCCTTTATGATGGTGTCCGGAACCCTGGTCCCATCACAGGCATCTTTTCCTTTCCGTTTTCTTCTGCTGCATACCCATGTGACTTTATGACTCTGGGGATTTACATATCTTACAAGTCTGCTTCCGCATAACGCACAGAAGATCTTCTCTCTGTAAGGATACTCTGCTTCAGTATTTTCTGGAATTGCTGGCGGCTGCTTCTTTTTATGCCTTCTTTTCCATGATTGTTCTTTTAAATAGGTAAATTCCTTCACTCCCTTATCCGATGCTTTCTCCGCAATATAAGTGTTTTCTTTAAAATGCCACGCACTCCGGAGCACACCATCCGGGATATTAATGCCATCGCAGAAGGTCTTTCCATATCTTTTTGTCCCACTGCATCCCCAGTTAAGTCTGTTGCCTTTGCTGTAGATCCTCTTGTAAAGGGGATATCCGCATTTAGCACAATAGATCTTGTTCATGTAAGGATAATTTTCTTCTGTGAACTCCTCTATCACCGAGCCTTCCGCTAGATAATCCCTCTTTGCAGCCAATGCATCCTGTGCTTTCTGCCAGAGTTCCGGGGAAACAATAGCTTCATGGTCATCTTCAATGTACCATGCATCCACTTCTCCCCTGTTCCTAACCAGTTTTCTCTCTTCATTCACGAAATGCTTGTGCATGATGTAATCGCCTTTGTAAATCTCGTTTTCAAGAAGGCGGAACACGGTACTGTCTACCCACTGCACACCGCCTACCGTCTTTATCCCATTTTCATTCAGGTATCGTTTGATCGATGCGGGAGTATATCCCTCTGCTGCCATCTCATAGATTTTTCTTACCCATACAGCCTCTGCTTCATCAGCAACAAATACTCCTCTCTCGTCTTTTGTATAACCGAAAGACCGCTCAAGGTACTGTACGGGAATTCCTGCCTCGTACTTTCGCTGGTAAACCATCTTTGCACCAGTGCTTCCGCTTTCACTTTCTGCCTGTGCGAATGCTGCAAGGATCGTGAGCATCAGCTCCCCTTCCCCTGACAGCGTATTGATATTCTGAAGTTCAAAAAAAACACCTACATTCAGTTCTTTCAGCTTTCGTGTAGCTTCCAGAGCGATTGAAGTGTTTCTTGCAAAACGTGATACTGATTTTGTTAATATAAGGTCTATCTTACCTTTTTCTGCATCGGCAAGCATCTTCTGCAGACCGGGTCTCTTTTCTTTAAATCCCGATATGGCAAAGTCACTGTAAACTCCGGCATATTCATAATCCGGATTGGCTTTTATGACCGTCTCATAATGCCTGACCTGATTTTCCAATGAATTTTCCTGTTCATCCGCATCTGTCGATACACGGCAGTATGCACAGACTTTTAATTTCCTCTTCTGCTCCCTGCTGCCTTCCCTGATCTGAATTTCCACAAGCCATACCTCCTTCCGTTTTGGTAGTCTATATATCACTCTGAAAGCCAATAATAGCAAGTGTTTTCTTGGATACCTTTCACCTTTCTTTCCTTGGCATAAACTGAAAAAAATACGGCCGACAGCCATTACTGACCATCAGCCATATTCCTATGCCTTCACGATATAATCCGAAGAAACAAATCCATAGTATTTTCCTGCAATACGGATATAATACCACGCTTTTCCGTCTGCCGCCTTTACTGTATCACAGACATCCACCAGATTCCCTCTGTACAAATATGGATAAGATTTGATCCTGCCATATTCCTTTCCTGCCCATTTTCGGACATTTAAGGATGAAGCCGTAACCTTCCCTACCCATTTCGGTGTTTTATTGATACCGCCAGAACTGCTGCTCCCGCCGGCATTCCCAGAAGAAGTATTCTGTGAAGATCCACTGTTGTATTTCGGGATTCCATATCCACGGATATATTTTCCATTTACCTGCAGGTTTCTGCGTCCTACTGCATTTCCTTTATTTCCTTCGATTACCGTAATCGTACTTCCGGATACCTTTTCTACAATTCCGACATGATCCGGCCATCCGATGTTATCACCTTTACCGGAATCATCCCAGTCATAAAAAACAATATCCCCCGGTCTTGGAACTCTTGCATCATTTTCGTCCCATTCCCCCAGCTTCTGGAACAGGGCGATCATCTGACCGCATCCGCACTCTGTCGGGATAATATCCGTCATGCTTGTCTTAATGGCACATGCTGATACAAACGTGGCACACCACGCATCGGTATATTTTACCGAATAATTTCTTGCCAATGGTCTGTGTACATTATAAGTATCAATGATCTTTTTATGGGATCCGTCTGCCTCACGGCATCCGATCCAAGCCTTTGCCTGTGCAATCAATGTTGCTGCTGTTTTTGCCATATCATCCCTCTCCTTTGCATTGTCATATTTTCTCAGTTCATACTGCTCGACCAAGTCCATACAATTTTTCACATAATCGGAACTGGTCGCATAGCCATCTTTCCGGATCGTTTCCAGATACTTACGTGGATCCGTAATGCCTTTCAGGTTCTGGTATCTGGGGAGCTGGATAAATTCAAAATATCCTTTCACTCCTTCTTCCATCGAAGAATAGATGCGGAAGTTGTCACGGATTGACGTCAGTGTTCCGGGTGTATATTCTTCTTTTGTTGAAAGGTTGACTGATTCTCCTTTCCACTTTGTTCCGCATTTCAATCCAAAATAGTTATGGTATTCCACGGCCAGGGTACTTTTTCCCCAGCCGGATTCCAAAATTGCCTGTGCGATAACAGAAGAATGGACAAGAATGCCATATCCAGAAGCATACTTGTCCACATATCCTGCCACCGCTGTGATAAATTTTTCTTTGCTCATAGCGGTTATTCCCCTTTCTCTGAGCGGTCATGGAGCTGTTCCAAGACCTCCTTAATCTTTTCCGGCACTGGAAGTCCCAGATGCGATGCATTTTCCAACAGGCTCACACCCTCATTGGAAAGGTAAAAGAAGATCACCGCTGTCCGTAACACACTGCCCATACCAATTACCTGCACATCCAGGATGTTGGCAATTCCGACAAGCAGAAAGATCAAAACCTTTCTGCAGATCCCACGGAAACCTACTGCACTGGATAACTTCTTATCGCTGACTGCACACATCACTCCCGTGAGATAATCGATCACAACGAATGCAAGCAGTGCATAGATCAGGCCATCGCATCCGCCAAGGAAATATCCAAGCCATCCTCCTACTGCTGTGAAAACAAACTGTACCGTGTTCCAAAATTCCTTCATAATGAGTTCCTCCTTTGATTTTTGGGTATAAAAAAAGCACCTCCGAAGAGATACCAGTTACTAAAATTATGCAATGCGCTTCCACATATAACAGGTGATATAAGGCGGGAGGTTCTGACCGTTTCCAGATCCAGCTGAACTAAGCGTACCTTTTGCCGTAAAGGTATGACTGTGGGCTGTCGAATCCGTTTCCTCTACCAGTTCGCTCTGTGGACTATAATTTCCATAAGCAGCATTATATGATTCTCCCTCTGAATCATTATTGGGTGCTGCTGGAACAGGGTATGGAAGCGTATGGGAATGTGCTCCTCCTGTTACTGTGACTGCCGTTCCGGTAAAGGTATGCGTATGGCTCTGCAAATATTTGCTTCCACCCGTTTTTTCCACCGTAGAAAATTCTGAATCCGATGTATTCATCCCAATGGGAACACGGCCATTTCCCCATGACTGCCACGTACCGCCAAACAAGGCTGCCGGACTGATGTTATTCGCAGTCATATAAATACTGCCTACAGGATAAATCGCAGAAAATGTAATTTTTCCCTCTGCCACATTCTGTAGCTCATCTAAAATATTAGATACACGTGAGCATAGATCATCATATATTTCCAGCCTTTCTTCTTCCATAGCAACACGATCTTCTTCTGCAGATTCACGGCTGCTTTCATTTGATACCCGGATTCTTTCTGCACTATTCCTATTTGTTTCTGCTGTCACACGGCTTTTCTCAGCAGACACGTATCCCTCCACCTGTGTATTGATTGCATTGATGGAGTCATAAATACTCTGTCTGACGTCCTTTCCATATACGGCAGACAAAATTTTATTCAGATAAGTTGTTACATTTGCCATTCTGTTCTCCTTCCTTAAGCTGCCTGTATTCCATACACTTCATTTCCCGTACTTCGGAAAGTACACCTGTCAGGATCACATCCAGAAGACTTGCCGGAAGCCCGTACTTCTGCTGCAATGCAACCACTGATTTTGTCATGTCCTCTCTGGCATGATCCAGAATCATCCCAAGCGGCATGGGTGACTGCCCTGTTTTATCCTTTTCCTGTTTTTCCATTAAACACACCTCCATCAAACAATGCTGTCATTTTGGTCATAGCTGATTCCATAGCAGTAACCTTACCTAAAACTTCTTCCAGCTTCATTTCAAGCGGTGAGCCAGACATTAATTCCACTGTTTTTTCTGCCATTTCTGTTTTTCCTTCCTTTGGCTTTTCCCCACGGGGAAGTTCCAGTTCGATTTCTTTTTCCACTTTATACCTCCTTAATTCCAGTATCCGACTATGATGCCGTTTTTTACCTGAAGCTTACTGTAAGTCCAGCTGATTGCCCCATTTCCTTTATCCGTAATATTCATGATGATTGGGATCGTTCCAGTAAATGCACTGTATCCGCCAGAAGAAACACCCGAAAGTTTAATGTTGTAGAGCGTATTCCACTCCCCATAAAAATCACAGCCCAGATGCAGCCCCTGTTCCGTGTAGATACTGTTTCCCTGTGAAAAACACAGCATCGTGGTATAGGATGAAGCTCCGCTTGTTTTCTGATAACACCATGCCATATACTTTCCGGTATATTCCAGATCAAACACCAGCCCCTTATGTGCTGCATTACCTGACCATTGGTTTGTACCGATTTTTCCCACATAAGTTCCACCCCTGTAAAAATGCTCTCCATTATAATTGAACTTCGATACCAACTGATCAGAAGTATTGAACACCTGCAGTTCTCCGTTCTTTAACTGGATATAATCCGTGATTCCATTCCATGCAGTCTGCAGTTCCCCAGCAATAAAAGAATCTGCATAAATACTTCTGGCAGCAATATATTTTCCTACGATTTTTCCATCCATCGTAATGGCTGTTCCAAATGTCCCGTTATATCCCGTACTGGAATATCCAAGACCATTTAAATTCCATCTCCACACCTTTTTAGCAGTATTCTTATCTGCGGTATCCATGATCAGGATCTCTTCCGGTCTTGTCACCACATGTCCTGTAGTTGCTGCTGTAATCAGGGCTGTGGCATTTTCTATCGCCATCCGCAGGGTATCAGACTGTGGCGGCAGTGACTGGATTTTCTGCACAAGCGAATCGTTCTGATTCGTTGTTCGCTCTGAAATTCCTGCCTTTACACTTGTTCCAAGCGTTACCGTATTATTCTGTGGATTCTGCAGGTCAATGGTAAGTGCAGTAACCGGAAAATACCGGTCCATTCCGTGTGGTTTTGACACGACCCGGATGGAATCCCCCAGTTTGATCCGTTCGATATCCACATCCACCATGTTCAGGTCCACGGCATTGCAGGTCAAAGACAGGTTCTCAAACTGAATATCTGACAGATATTTCTCTGCTTTCTTCTTCAAATTGGCCGGCTCTCCGACATCCTCAAAACTTACAGTCCTTGTCACCACGCCATATTCTTTTATGGCATCCGTGGATTCAATATACAGAACATCCTTATTCACACTCCTGATCGTGGTATATTCTTCCAGCCCTTCGATCGAACTTTCCTCCAATCGTTTACCAAGCGGGATCACTCTGGTTGCAATTTCAGATGCATCCGCATTTTCTGTATAATCAAGAAGGTTACTTCCAAACTCAATGACCTGTGTATTGGTATTATCATAATCTGCGATATAATCCAGGTAACGGGTCGTGCCGGAATGCCGGATCCGTAAATGCCCTCCCAGTCTGTCTACCAGCTTATCCTGAATATCATCCAGCGTATTTTCCCAGTTTGTGTAGCGGTAGATGCTGTCATTGCTATCTTCCACCGTCACCATCCCAGTAACAAACATTTTCGGATACAGGTCTTTCCTGTCGAATGTATGGGTGTAATGCCACAGAAGATTGGAACTGTTAGCATATGGATTATGGGCACTCTGCATATCAGAAACTTTCTTCGTTTCCACTGCCGTATAAGATGGAAGTGATGATACTGTTGCCGTACCTGAAATTTCGCTTGTAAACTCCACACTGTCTATGGAAAATCCATAATAGTTATTAACCGATGCATCCGTATGCCAGTACACATAAAAATCTCCTGCAGGTACAATAAATGTTTTCCCTGCCACATCATTAGCCCTTTTCTTTGTAAAAACGGCATATACCGTACTTCCAGACTTAAAGAAGAGGGAAAGGTTATCAAAAGAACCGCTTTCTCCTGCACATTTGGAGTTAAATGTGACAGCAAGCCGTTTTTCCATTGTTGTCTGCATATTATGGACAGCAAGCAATGCGTTCAAGAAACTACGCACAGTATAGCTGTGGTATGCCTTCGGTTCCTGTATTGAATCCAGAAGATATGCAAGCTCCCCTTCACACACCACTGTCTGGGTATTATAAAAATTCTTCTCCATACTGAAGATGCGTCCGTAGAAGATACTATCCCCGTCTTTTTCCACCCGGATGACAGAAGTCAGCTTTTTCATCTTGTCACACATCGGATTCACTGCCGGGATATCAAACTCAAATGAACCGGATTTATTATCCGCCAGTTCCAGTTTGGTATTAAAAATGACCAGCTCCTGATCTCCTGGAAGATACAAAAGCTGATCGTCACAAAATACTTTATACATTTACAGACTCCCTCCCCGGAACTCAATATTTACTGTATACTTTCCGTAAAAATAGAGTCTTCCACCTCCTGCCGGAATGATTAGATCTGCAAAGCGATTCCGGCCTTCCTGCAGAGTGTACCTCGTCCCATTAAAAGTAATATAGTTCGAAACGCTTTCATCAAGGTTGCTGACAAGAAATGCAGGAACAACTGGAATACCGCTTCCTTCCAGAAGTTTACTGCTGCTTCCAGAGACACTGATCCCACGGTAATCACGGATGATCCCTGTTTCAAAATTCAATACGTCCCACAGCCAATCCTCACTTGACACATTAATTTCGTATTTATACGCATCCGCATCTATCGTCAGGGTAAATGTACCGAGCCTTCCATTTCTGGAAAACCCCGAAACTTCTGCACGTCCGTGATAATACACATCCGGCTCCTGATCCAGAACAACCCGTACTTCTTTGCCCTGATATGCCTTCAGAAATGTCCGGTAAAACACCGGCCACAAATCTTCCCTTTCCATTTTCCCTAAAGAAAACTTAAGCTGTCTGGACTCATATTCCACCTGCCCTGTCAGTGTTTCCGTAAGGTCAATTCTGATACTGCTTCCAGGCACTTCGATATAATTAGTTTTCGGGGATGGCTCACTTACGATATCCGTATTGCTGATCACAAGACCATAATTTTTCCATGTGTGCTTTCCATTGATCGTTGCCCCAAATCCTGCGGTTGTATATTTGCCCATCAGACCATGCCCCTTTCTGCTTTAAATTTCTGCATGCCCAGTTTCTGATTGATCCCGGGTGCCAGTTTTCCTATCAGCGTTCCGTCATCCAGATAGATGCCCTTTCCGCTGTTTTCTGCTATCACAGCCAGATACTGCTCCATTGCTGAAGTATTCAGCCTGTTTGTCAGGATATTTTCCAGCTGTTCATAAAAGCCTTTCAGTGGAAGAACCGCTTCTTTTCCGGCTTCCCCTCCTGCCATAAGACTCGACCCGTTCATACCAAAGATGGTCGGTCCTGTCATGATACCGCCTTCCTTGTACCAATCGATATTCAGATGCGGTACACTTGGCGGAGCAAGTGACAATTTCCCACTGATACTGAAATGCGGTAACTTGATATGCGGAAGCGACAAATGCATGTTATTAAAGAACCCCGTGATCTTGTCCACGATTCCTTTAATAGTATCCCGTGCTGCCTCAATCGGTGTAACGATTGCACTCTTGATCCCGTTCCAAACAGATACCGCTGTCGATTTGATTCCATTAAAAACAGAAGAAAGTGTATTCTTCAAAGCCTCAAATACGGAAGACACCTTGCTTTTAATGCCGTCAACGACCGTGCTGATTGCGGTTTTGATTCCATTCCACACCGTAACCGCTACCGTTTTTACTGCATTGAATACCGTGGTTACCACTGACTTAATGGCATTCAGCACGGTAGATATCTTTGTACTGACTGCATCCCAGACGGTGCTGATCACAGTCTTTATGGTATTCATGACTGTAGAAATCACCGATGCCACGGCATTGATCACAGTCGAAACCATGCTTTTTATCGTATTCCATACGGAAATAATGGTCTCCTTACAGTTCTCCCATACAAAGCGGAACGGCAGTGTAATGATATTAAATGCTGCTTCCAAAAGCGAACCAATAAACAGAATTCCTACCTGTACCACATTCTTGATGGTCTCCCATACTCCGGTAAAGAATGACGTGATCCCGTTCCAGATATTTGTAAAGAACGTAGATACGGAAGTCCATACTGCATTCCAGCTTGTACCAAACCATCCAAGAACTGTATCCGCAATTCCACGGATAAGATTCAATGCTGCCGTAAAGATTCCAGTGATCCCATTCCAGATGCCGGAGAATATCTCCTTGATCCCTGACCACATCTGCTCCCAGTTTCCCGTGAAAAGTCCGATAAACACATCAAGCAGTCCCGTCAGTACATCAAGTACTGTACCAAGAACTGTTGAAATGATACTGAATGCTGCTTCAAACACAGGTGCCAGAAGTTCACAGAAACCATTCCAGATTTTTTTCAGTGTATTTGCCACTGCAGTAAAATCAATATTAAGGGCTGCCAGCCTTTCCTTGATTCCTTCAACAAATGCCTGTATCTTCTTGACAATACCTTCCCAGATCGCTGTCATGGCATTTCTGAATTCCTCGTTGGTATCCCACAGATGTTTAAATGCAGCCACTAAAACGGCCACCACGGCAATAACCGCCAGCACAGGTCCTGCTACCGCCCCAAATGCGCTTGCCAGCCCGGTTACCGAACCGCTGCTTCCTGCGATCTTTACTCCAAGACTTGCGATCCCTTTGGCAAGGGAAGAAAAGCCTTTCATCGCTGTCCCTACGGTTGAGATTGTTTTTCCAAGAATGATCAGGAACGGTCCGATGGCTGCAACCACCGCTGCAACACGGATGATCAGGTTTCTCTGGGATTCATCCATGCTGTTCAGCTTATCTACAAATCCCTGTATTTTTGAGACAAGACTCCGGATCACAGGCATAAGCGCCTCTCCAAAAGAAATGGCCAGACCTTCCACCGCTGATTTTAAGATGGTGATCTGACCGGACAGGTTATCAAGCTGTGTATCTGCCATCTGCTGTGCAGCACCACCGGATTCCATAATGGACTTCTGAAGGCTGTCCCAGGTATCCCCGGTATTTGCAAGCAGGGAATTTACGGATGACAGATCCGTTTTATTAAAGATCGTACTGATGATATTATTCTTCTCGGCAGAGGTCATGCCATCCATAGACTTATTAAGGTCAGAAAGGATATCGTTCAGACTCCTCATATTTCCCTGCGAATCATAAACCTGAAGACCGAGACTCTCCATACAGGCAGCTGCCTTATCGGTCGGACTCTGTAATGCAAGGATCACGTTTCTAAGATGTGTTCCGCCCTCTGCTCCCTTGATACCATTATTGGCCAGAATACCAAGGGCCGTATTTAATTCTGCTGTACCGCCTTTTACGGATTTAGCAGTTGCACCAATGGTAAGGATTCCTTCCCCTAGTTGTGCCACGGATGTGTTCGTGGTCGATGCTGTTTTTGCCATCTGATCGACCATTGTATTGGCTTCATCCGTCTGCATGCCAAGGGCTGACATGGCATCCGTTACCATATCCGATGCAGATGCAAGATCGATATCTCCTGCGGCTGCCAGATTCAGTACCGTTGGAAGCGTATCACACATCTGCTGTGTATCATAACCCGCCAAAGCAAGGTAATTAAGTGCCTGTGCACACTCACTTGCAGAAAAGGCTGTTTTCTCTCCCATCTGCTTCGCCAGGGTACGCAGGGTATCCATCGTATTTACGGACTGTCCATCCACCTTTGACATGGAATCAGCCGTAATTCCCATCGTGGCCTGTACCTGGCTCATGGAAGAATCAAAATCTGCCGTAGTCTTCACTGCTGCCGTACCAAGACCTGCAACTGCCGCTGTAACGGGAAGCATTTTTGTTCCGACACCGGATATCTTATTTCCGACTGACTCCAGTTTCCCACCGACCTCTTCGATTTTCGCAAGGGCAGCATTGGAATTTACCGCTTCCTGTGCCAGCTTTTGGAGTTCCTGTTCCGTTTCGATGATCTCCCTCTGAAGGGCATCATATTTGTCCTGTCCCAGATCCCCATTCTCCATCTGCTGCTTTGCCTGTTCCTGTGCTGTTTTTAAAGCATCCAGTTTTTCTTTGGTAGAACCGATGGCATCCTTTAAAAGTTTCTGCTTCTGTGCAAGCAGCTCTGTATTTGCCGGATCCAGTTTCAGCAGCTTATTGACATCCTTCAACGAGGACTGGGTCGTCCTGATCGTTGCATTTACATTTTTCAGGGCTTTGTCAAGACCAGTGGTATCCCCTCCGATCTCGACCGTGATTCCTTTAATCCTGCTTGCCACCTGCACACACCTCCCTCGTCATGGCAGAAAAAAAGCACCGATCACAACTAAATGATCGATGCCCCATTTTCATAAAAACATAATTTTCTAAGTATAGGAAAAGCACCGCAAAATGCGATGCCTTTCCATTCGTCATATCAGGTTTACATTACCATTCATCTTCCTCATCAAACAGATTTCCTGCCTATGATAAAAAACCAATTTCCCCTGTATCCATATCCATAACCGTATGCTCAGATAACCTCATTAAAAGATCACCATCTTCATCCACTGCCATGCTATCCGATATTGTATAGCCCGTCTTTCCATTAAACAGGTTATAAAAAAAGTTTCCCATACAAATACCTGCCTTTCTCAAATCCTAGTCATCACACCAGCCAAAACCAAGATCCGGCTCATAATAGATCATATCCTGGTCAAAGTGATTCCTTGTTTTTCGGGCTTTTTCTTCGTTTGTTCTTCTCGTCCGGTATGCCTTATTATTCGGATTATTCTGATTGGCATAATCATTAAGCTGCTGTTTCGTATGAGTTTTACCAGATACTACTTTTCTCTTAGCCATAGTTATCCTCCTTTCTTCCTGATCCCATTAAACAACCTGCAGAAGATAGCGGACACTTTTTGTCACCTTCTAAGCTGAATCCATAGAATATTTTCCAAGGATTATCCCTGCATAATTATTTTCTCAGGAGTGGAGAATAATTTCTGTATTCTTTCAAACAGAAATTATACAATATCATAATAACATGATTTTTCTGATGCTGCTATCAGAATTTATCAAAATCATCCTGCGTGGCGATCTTATTATATTTCACGCTATCATTTGCTTTTTCCGTCCACATGTCGATCACCAGCCCCACCGTCAGAAGATCCAGATCCGATATAGATATTCCAATCTCTACGCTGCGCAGAAGGAACAGCGGTGTTGTCATTTCCCGTTCACTTCTGCCAGGCCTTTTTTTGCTGCCACCTCTGTTGCAAGATTATCGCCCCACAGTTCCAGGATCTGAGGCAGTACCTCATAGATGGAAAACATATCAAACTGATCCAGCCAGTCATCAATGGATGCCGGGATGCTGTTATCCGCATGGTAGGCCATGATATATGCAACATTCTCAAAGATCTCCAGGTCATCGATCTGGAACTCATCCCCATCCTCGGTCTTACCCTTATAGGATTTTTCCAGTTTCGACAGATCCTTAAAAATATCCCTCTTGAACTTTGCACGGTATAATCTCGGAACGGTCGCAGATGACCGGAATGGGATCGTTTTCCCACAAATTTCAATTTCTCTTTTTAACATACCCTTTCACCTTATCCTTTCGCACTGCTTTCTTCTGTTTCTGACGGAATGTATACGGACTTATACCAGTTCGCATATGTCGCTGCATCCGTGGTATCTCCGGTACGGCTCTTTACCAGTCCGTCGCTCCTCGGATCAGCCGTCAGCGACAGCTTCTCCGTTCCCGGCTCGATCGTATCTTCTTTTGTTTCGGATTCGATGGATGGGCGGGATGCCGTACAGTTATACATCACATGGCGGATACTATTCACATCCCCGTCAAATTCAAATAACAGGGCAAATTTTACACTTTCCCCGATGTTTGTACTTTCCACAAGCACGCCTTTTCCATCCAGCTTCTCCTGTAAGATCTCCGTCCGGAACCACTCCGGAATCAGTGCAATTTCCAGATCACCGCTGTATCCGTTATTCGTTACGGAACGGAAATATACGATACCATCTGCATAAAACGGTGTGGATTCCCCTTCTGCATCCAGGCTGATACTGACTGCTCCGGGGATTGCCTTTGGATTTTCATAAGAAAATGTTGTCTCACCGCTGCTGCTCACTGTTTCCTTCAGCTTTGCTGCATGGACATTTTTCAGATTATATTTTACTTTATTTCCCATGTCTAAACCTCCATCTCAAATGAATACAGGACTTCATACAATTTCTCGCTTTCAATCCATACCTCGGATTTCTCATAAAAAATACCCTGCTTATCCAGCACGGCTTCTACTTTCTGTTCTGCCGACAAGTCCTTACAGTCGGTATACAGTTCGATATGGACTTCCGTAATCTTCAGATACACCTTTCCGTCCGCAGAAAAATGATTACTCTGCGGAAGAAGATAGCACACAAACGGCGGTTCTGCTGCTTCCCCCTCTTCAAAGTGGTCGTAGGCAAATGGCAGTCCTGTTTCTTCCATCATCTTAACCAGATCATCCATTCCGGATCCCCCTCTCGATTTCTTCCTCAAGCTGGCGGATTCCTGACTCCTCTGCAGGTGCAATATGCGGTCTTGCTGCTACCCGGCCGCCTCCCCTTTTTGCATGTCCATGCTCCAGGAGATGAGCGATCTGGTATCGGTTTTTGGAATGTACCGTCACCTGCAGGGACTTACTGTCTTCCCCGGTCTTTTTGACCGCCCAGCTTTTTCCATAAGTTCCGGTCTTTTTCGGTGCTGTGTCCGCAATCTCCTCCCGGACTGTTTTTCCGGCATTCCTGACCGCCTTTTTCATCACTTCCGTAGTCAGACTGGAATAATCGTCCAGCTCCTTCATGACTTCCGATGCAAGGGCATCCGCTTTGATCTTCTTTGCCATTTCCAATTCACCTCACCGTTTGATCCGTTCCGCACGGATCCTGACAGATTTATTTTTATACTGCACGTTATCAATAAACGTAATATTATAAAGATCCCCACGGAACCTGATGCGGTAATGCTCACTGTCCAGGGCCGCCACCTCGCTGCAGTACCGGATAATAAAATCCAGTTCAGACTGGGCATTCAACTGCTTTGCTGCCCAGTATTCTTTTCCAGACAGGTTATTGGCATAAGCAGCACAGGAATACACATCTTCCCAGACTGCCGTATGGTTTCCGATCTTATCTGTTTTCACGGAACTTTTCTGGAGCGTGATCCGGTCACGCATCAACTCGATCATTAAAACTTCTCCTTCCGTATGCCAAAGAGCAGATATTTCACGGTCTCCGTCATGGCCTTATGGTCGGCTTCCTCCCTGTGCTCATAAAGGTAAGCGATCACATACAATTCCGCTGTCCGCACAACTGCTTCATGCTTTTTAAGTACCGCTGGAGTCCGTCTTGTTACATTTTTAATCAAAGCATTTGCAGTTTCCATCAGATCGAGGATAAAACTATCCTCGTCTGATGAATCCACCCTCAGATACCCTTTGGCTTCCTCAAGCGTTACAAACATTCAGCCCACCTACTTTCCGGCAGCTTTCACATCGAGTGTTTTCACTGCCTCAGACAGGATCAGCTTGCCGTCAACACGCTCGGAAGCGAGAAATCCAACCTGTCCCGTTGTAGCATAAAGCTCATTCAGTCTCTTGAAACTTCTGCCCTGGCGTTCTGCGATCCAGTAATAACTGTAATCACCGAATGCCATCACACGTTTTCCTGCTGCAAGCTCCGGCACATAAATGGATGTACGGTAAGGGCGGTTCAAGATCCTGTCCGGCTCTCCTTCCCTTACAGATGGCTGCCAGATATAATTTCCGTTTCCATCCTTCAGTTTTCTGATTGCCTTAACAGTCGAATCATTCAGAAGCCATACTGCCTTGTTACGGTATGGAGCTCGAAGGGAATAGTAAAGATCCATGACATCATCAAACGTAATGGTGGTATTTGCAGCTGTCACTCCTGTTTCAGCACCGCCTGTTGCGTTGAAAATACCTATAGGTTTTCCTGCTCCGTCACCGATGAAAAAGGCTTCTTCTTCCTTTGCACCGATCCTTCTTCCAAACTCCCTGGAAATATACTGTTCGATATTAAACACGCTGTCATTTAAAAGCTCATCTGAAACCTTGATCATGGTTGCCAGCTTATGAGCCCCAATGGTTGTCTGCCCAAAACTGTCATTGGATTCTGTAAACTGACCTCCTTCATCGATCCATGCTGCCTCACCCTTTGATGTGACGATTGGAATCTTACGGTCACCGCTCGATGTCTTGATAACAGTAGCCAGATTACGGAAGAATACTTCATCATTCAGGGCTTCCACCAGTGTTCTTTCATACTCATCCGGCACAAGATATCCACCCTCGGAATCCGTACCAATAGAAAGAGCGTTCTGTACTTCGTATGACATCTTGTTTCTCATACCGTTCCAGAACGCTTTTCTGTACTCATCGGTTGCCCTTCCTGTTTTTGTCTCCCCGCCAGTTCCGGCATGCGGCTGATTGGTGATCGGGGTGCTTGTTGCCTTTGCAAGCTCTGCATCAATAGCAGCCTGTCTTTCCAGTCTCTCGATCTCTTTTCCAAGATTTACGACATCCGCTTCCATCTTGTCATAGGTGGCTGCATCTTCAGCAGAAACAAAACCTTCCTGTGTTCTCTTTGCATCAAGGAATGCTTTTGCAGCTTCCCACGCCTTCGCTCTCTTTTCTCTTAATTCTAAAATCTTACTCATAGTTCAATATCCTCCTTAATGTGCTAAGAGACTCAGTCTCTTCTCCAACTGGTTGACTGGTATCATGGCATCCATATCAGACACCTTGGAAAGGAACGATTCATTCATCGCCTTGGTAGAAAACATCATGGAATCCTGCTGGAACGGGAGCTTCTTTTTCCCGTTTTTGTCCTTATCATCCTCTCCGTCCCCTTTCTCTCCATCACTGCCTTCCTCCGGCTTTTCTTCCGGATCATCCGGCTTTTTCTTTTTCTCATCCTCATCGGAATCAAAAAGGATCTTATCCGCAAAGCCAAGCTCCACCGCCTTCTTTGCATTGAACCAGGTCTCGTCATCCATCATGTGCGAGAGCCTTGCACGGGTAAGCCCCGTCTTGAATTCATAGGCATTCAGGATGGATTCCTTGACCTCATTCAGCATGGCGATTGCTTTCTGCATATCCTTCGCCTCACCCATTGCCATCGTTGCAGGATTATGAATCATCATCATAGCCACCGGGGATACACAGACCTTATCTCCTGCCATAGCAATCACGGATGCTGCCGAAGCTGCAATGCCGTCAATCTTGACCGTCACGCTTCCCTTATAATCACGGAGCATGTTATAGATCTGGGCTGCTGCAAACACATCACCGCCCGGTGAATTGATCCACACCGTGATATTTCCATTTCCGGCATTCAGTTCATCTTTGAAAAGCTGCGGGGTGACTTCGTCCCCGTACCATGTTTCATCCGAGATCATGCCATTTAAAAAGAGCGTCCTTTCCATGTCAGGCACGCTCTCATCTTCATTCCTTATCCAGTTCCAAAACTTCCGCTTCATCTTTTACCTCTCTTTCTGCTGTTTTCCTGTGCAGGGAGTTTTTTCTCTTCCTGTGTCTGTCCGGTATCCTTCCCAGCAAATGCACCCGCATCTGCAAGTTTTGTCATAGCACCGTTAATAAGATACAGGCTTCCTCCTTCTTCATCCGGGATCGGATTCATGTTCTCCATCTCACGGATGTCATTGGCAGAAAACCACCCGTTCTGCCTTCCGACCGCATAGCCGTTCATCCTTGACTGGTAATCCCCACGGAGGAGGCCATCCACATTCAGCTTGATAAAATACTTTCCTTTCTCTCCCGGCAGAAGGAGTGATCTCTGTAAGGACTGCTCCCACCGGATCACCCACGGGTCAAGTGTGTATTTTACGAACTCCAAAGACTGCTGCTCAATATTGGAAAAGCTCGATTTATCAAGGTCACCTATCATATGCGGTGGTATTCTGTATAACCTTGCGATCTCATTGATCTGGAATTTCCTTGTCTCAAGGAACTGTGCTTCTTCCGGTGGGATGCCTATCTGCTGGTACTTCATTCCTTCTTCAAGCACTGCGATCTTGTGTGCGTTATTCACACCACGGTATACGGAGTTCCAGGATTCCCTCACCTTTGACGGGTCTTTCAGGACTCCCGGATGCTCCAGAACACCTCCCGGATTTGCCCCGTTTGCAAAGAAACTCGCCCCGTATTCTTCACAGGCAAGTGTCATTCCGACAGCGTTCTTTGCCATTGCAATCGGGGAATATCCGATCAACCCGTCAAATCCCAGTCCGGGGATATGAAGCACCTCCTCAGCTTTCAGCCTGATATCTCCATATTCCTTGAACATGGGGTTTTCATCACTGTTTCTGGAATACACATAATAGATGTTTCCACGGTCATCCCTCTGCACATCCATCTTATCCGGAAGGAGCGGATAAAGCCCAAGCACCCTTCCAGTCCCGTCCCTTATGATCTGGGCATACGCATTTCCCCATATTAAAAGATGACTCATCAGTGTTTCCCTGAACACAAATGAAGTCATCTCCGGGTTCGGCTCGTCATGGAGCAGATAATATAAAGGATGATCATGCACCAGCTTCTTGCCGCCGTCATCCTGATACTCATATACATGAAGCGGTAAAGATGCCACTGCTTCCGCAAGAATTCTGACACAGGCATATACTGCCGTAGTCTGCATTGCAGTCCTTTCATTCACAGGCTTTCCGCTTGTTGTTCTTCCGAACAGAAATGAATATCCTGCATCTGCTGCCTTGTCCACAGGCTTATCCCTCGCCTGTCCAAATCCAAATAAACTCTTAATTCCCATACGATACCTCCGCTGTTAAAATACTATAATTCCTCTGTCATCATATACACTTCCGTCACTACCTTCGTTTCTGATTGCACGGTCAAGTGCCATAACGGTTGCAACAGCCCCATCGATCTTCTCTGTGGATTTTTCTTTATCCATTTTGATGTTCCCTGCAGGATCCTGACGGACAAACACATTATCCATCATCCACCGCAGCACCTTATGACCGCCATGTGCGATCCGTCCTTCCAGTGTCAGCTTCATCAGTTCCTTGGTCGGTGGACTCATATCCTTATATCCCTGTCCGAACGGGACAACGGTAAAGCCCATGCCCTCAAGGTTCTGCACCATCTGTACTGCTCCCCATCGGTCAAAGGCAATTTCCTTAATATGAAACTTCGTACCAAGTTCATCAATAAACTGCTCTATGAATCCATAATGGATGACATTTCCTTCTGTAGTCTTTAAACACCCTTCGGCTGCCCAGACATCATACGGAACATGGTCCCTTCGTACACGCAGCCTCATGTTATCCTCCGGTATCCAGAAATACGGAAGGATCACATACTTTTCGGTATCATTCCTTGGCGGGAACACAAGCACGAATGCCGTGATATCCGTGGAACTTGAAAGGTCGAGTCCGCCATAGCATTCCCTTCCGAGAAGCTCTTCTTCATTCACTGCAAAGGAACAGGCATCCCACTTATCCATCTGCATCCACCGGGTGCTCTGTTTCACCCACTGATTCAGGCGGAGCTGCCGGAACACATTCTCCTCTGCTGCATTCTCTTTTGCACTGATATAGGCATTCTGCACTTTCTCAATGTCAATCGTGTATCCAAGTGACGGATTTGCCTTATACCACACATCCTCACTCGACCAGTCATCCTCATCAGAAGCCCCATAAATTACCGGATAAAAAGTCGGGTCGATCTTTCTTCCTTCAATAATATCCAGAGCCTTCTGATGCTGTTCAAAACACACGGAATTCCTGTCTGTCCCGGCTGTTGTGATCAGGAAGAACAATGGCTGTGTTCTGGCATCACCAGAACCTTTGGTCATGACATCGAACAGTTCCCGGTTCGGCTGTGCATGCAGCTCATCAAAGATGACCGCATGAACATTCAGACCGTGCTTGGTGTACGCCTCTGCCGACAGCACCTGATAGAAGCTGTTGGTCGGTTTATATACAAGCCTTTTTACGGACATGACGGGCTTGATCCTTTTCTTCAGTGCCGGACACTGGTCTACCATATCCACCGCAACATCGAATACGATGGAAGCCTGCTGTCTGTCGGAAGCACAGCCGTAGACCTCTGCTCCCCACTCACCGTCACCGCATGTCATATACAGTGCAATGGCAGCCGCCAGCTCCGATTTTCCGTTTTTCTTCGGTATCTCACAGTAGCAGGTATTGTATTGCCTGTATCCGTTTTCCTTTACCGTCCCATAAAGGGTACGGATGATCTCATCCTGCCAGGGGAGAAGTTCAAACGGAACTCCCCTCCACCTTCCTTTGGTGTGTTTCAGGCAGTTTATAAAATTGACTGCATGATCTGCTTTTGCTTCATCAAACATTATCCTGCACCGCCTTTCACAAGCAGAAGCTCCATTTCATCATTCTGCTTATCTTCCCCGCTGTCCGTGGAGATACGGCTTCTTGCAGACGGGGTCAGTCCGAACTGCTCACAGAACTTATTCATGATCTTCAGATATGTCTGTGCGATGGATACCTGCGGTACCTGCTGCCAGTATCCGCTCGGGGTCTTTACGATGGTCCCGTGCTGTGTAATAAACTCCTCTGCTTCTTTCCATCTCGCATATGCCTGACAGTATCCTGCGAATGCTGCCATATCTATTTCTGTCAGGATGCCGAGATGCTCCAGCTGTTTCGCCATCCTTCTCCATTCTTTCTTTGCCTCATCCTCAAGCCATGCCGGACAGCGCGGGGCTTTTTTCTCCGGCTTTGGTTCGCCCGTATTAAGGCTTCTCTTGCCCGGATTGCCCTCAAGCACCTTTACTGCCGTAGGCTTTGGTTTTCTTCCTCTCTGTGCCACTGTCCTCACCTCCCTGTAAAAAAATGGCAACAAAAAAAGACTCCCGAAGAAGCCTTTTTACATAACCGCTATCTGTTTGACCTGTGTATGGTCTCTATAATTTCTTCCTGTTCTTCCCTGCTCACGCCCATGCTTGCAAGTGCCTCACGGGTTCCACAGTCTGGACAGATAAGCGTCTGGTTATCTTCCCTTGAAAGGGCAGGTGTCCGTGTGTATCCTGCCCCGCATTTCGGGCAGATCCTTATTCTTAATGTTTCAGTCTTCATATCCTGCCTCCTTCACCGCCCTGATCTGTGCCTCGGAAAGATAATGCTCATCAAATCCGAAACTGATATAACCTTCAAGGCATGTTCTTACATAGGAAAGGGAAGGAATCCCGATTTTCCGCTCTTCGTGCATGATATACACAAAGCATTTTCTTTTCCTCATTTTCCCCGTCCGTATTCCCCTGATATCCAGTTCCATATCCTTTTTGTAATAAAAAACAGGGCATCCTTCATAACGGTCAAGTGCCTTTTCATCTGTTTCGGTAACAGTCCAGACCGCAACGGGAACCTCACTGCCTTTCTTCGGCTCAATCGTAAGGTATGCCCCTGTAAGACTTCCCTTGAAAAGCAGTTCGTAATCCTTGATGACTGCCGTCCCCATGACCTTTGCGGTCGGACAACGCATTTTCATCTGCCGTAAATTCAGGTTGCTGCCATAAGCAATGTAATATCTTTTCTCCATAATGCTCCATCCTTTCTGAAGGGAACACCCTTCTACCACCTTAAGACCGCACATGGCGGTCAATGCTCCAAGGTGGCAGGAGGCTGTGCCCTTCAAGCTGCCCTTCCGCTTCTAAAAGCGGTGTCTCCTGCAAGTCTCTTTGTAAGGATGTCCCTTGCGGTCTTGAATTCATCCCCGATGAATCCGAGGCGTAAAAGCCATGTCCTCATTGCATATTTCGGATTTTCTGTCTGCTGCGGTTTCGGGCTTGCCGTCCTTACTTCCTTTGCCATCTGGCTTAAGGCAAGGCAGAGCTGGATGTAGCTTTTCAGCTGTCCCGCATGCAGTCCGTTCAGCTTTCCGTCAGCCGGGGCATCAAATTGGAAAAGCCTGAACTCGACCGTCCCTTTTGTAAAAGTAGCATGGTAGTTTAACATATGGTATCGGCTGTCGTTGTAATGATGGTCTCTTCCGTAGCTTGCCCCGTTTGCCGTATACCAGATGTCTGCAAGGGCTGCCATCGTTTTCGGTTTCTTTTTATTGAGTTCCTTAAGGAATCTTGGGTCTACCGTTTTGCAGTAGCGGTTCATCCTCCAGCTGTCGAGGTTTAAGGCATCCGCTAAAAGATTCTCATGTCCCGCCATGATGTTTGCAAGGTTTCGTAAAGTCTGCGGTGTGTGTCCGTTTGCTCCGATGTGGATGTGGACTCCGCATCCCCTTGTGGCATCGCTCTTGGCTCCTGCGTGTCTGAGCTTTCTTATTAGTTCCTGGAGAAGTTCGATGTCTTCGTAGTGAAGGATCGGTGTGACCAGTTCGCATTTTTTATCATCCGGTCCTGAAATGCTGCAATCCTTCTGGAATTTCCATTCCCTTCCGTTTGCATCCCATGCTGACCATGTGTAATATCCGTTTCTGGAAGCCGTGTTTTCAAATCTTCCTGTTCCGAAAAATGCTGCTGCAAGTTCTGCAGCCTTATCCCTTCGGATGTTGTTCATCTCAACCTCGACCCCGATGGTCTGTTTCTTCATTTCCTCGATCTGTTTTGCAATCCTTTCGTTCATGGCTTGTACCTCCGTTTGTTTTCTTCCCTTTCGGTAGGTACATATTCGCTCTAAAACACATATATATCCAGTTATATCGCACCCATAAACTGCACAAAGATCTGTTCCGAAACCTGTGTAAATTATGGCAAGTCCTATTTAATCGGCATCATCATTTCTAGATATTTCTGAGCTTCATTTTCATCCATCTGCCCGAGTTTTTCGTATACCATCCATTCTTCCTCTGTCTGTGGTGCTGGCAGCGGATATGGATATCTTCCTAACAGATATTCCAAAGAGACCTGAAATTCATTGGCAATACTGACTGCCTCTGCAATGCTCATCTTAACTTCACCATTCATAAGTTTCTTTGCTCTCTGTCTTTTTAAACCACACCGTTCTGCAAGTTCAGGAATTCCTATCCCATGAATCTTTACGATCTCCTGCAGCCGTTCTGCGATCACTTTTTCAATGCCGTCTGTCTGCACCTCCCGGACCTCTGTCTGCGAAAGCGGTTCTATATCCTGTAGCTCTTCCTCTGTCATCCCAAAAGCTTCTGCGATACACATCCGCTCCAAATGGCTGGATTTTCCCCTGCCGCCAAGCAGCCGTTCCACCCGTTCTTCCTTAATTCCACATTTTTCCGAAAACTCCGTTATATCCATCTGATGCTTTTTCATCAATGCCATCAGCTTTCCTCTGACTTCTTTCACTTCATTATCCCCTTTTAAAATTCTTCATCTGTGCAGAAGGTCATCCCCATCTGCAGTTTTATGTAGATATTTGTATAGCGTTCCCTTTCGCTGCCATCAGATCCCATCATGGCTCGAAGGAAGAACTGCTCCGCAGCTTTCTTCGATTCCCATGTCTCTTCTTTACCATAGCAGACCTTCACAATCTTATCCATCAGTCTTTAACCTTTCTCCATTCATCCACTCCATAGATCATCGCCAGTGACCCGTGTCCGTCCCATACCGTATGGAGCTGTCCTGCATCATCCACATATTCCACGGTTCCGGTGGTTCCTGACGGGATCTTCCGGTAGGGGTCATCAAGGCGGATAAGCTCCACCCTGGTTCCTACAGGATATTCCTTCCTCAGTCTCTCAAGTGTCTGTCTGCTTACTCCGAACATACCGTTGACCCCCTTTCTGCCCTGCGGTTGGCTTTCCACTTTTCCGCATCTTCCGGGGTACGGAATGCCGTATGGCCTTTCAGCCCCTTAAGGAAGAAGGATCTTGTTTCCTTTCCTTCGCTCCCGCCAAATCCTATGGATACCAGCCATGCCCTCATGTAATATTTTTCATTCTCTTCAATGGTCTGTTTCGGATTCACACGTTTCTGTTCCGATGCTTTCTTTACCATTGCCGATGCAAGTCTGCAGTATTCCATCATGTCATCGGTATGCGGAAATCCCGTGAACTCAATGTTCCCGTCTGCAAAGGTAACACCGCTGCATCCGCCCTGTTCCGTAATGAACCCTGCTGCCGTCTCCGTATCTTCGAAGGTACTTTCGGCAAGGGCATTTATAAGGCTGTCTGCTATGGAAATGCACTCCCTTCCGACTGCCCTGTTGATAAGGTACTGTTTGGAATGCATCATGTTTATCAGGTTGATGATGCCCTGTGGTGTCATGCTGCCGATCGGTATTTTGATCTCTGCTTCCGGTTCTTCCATCTGTGTTTCCTGTATCTCTTCTGCCACGTCATTCTGGAAAAGCACCCTTCTCACCTCGTCTTCCATGCTATCATCTTCAAATATGATCTTTGCGTCCCTGTCCACCTTGATGTTTCCGATGCGGTATGCAAAGGATGGCGGTCCAAGATATTCTGATCTCTGTCCGAAATATCCGGATAAGGCTTTTACTAATTCTTTCCTGTTTTCAGCATTTGTAATAATTTCCATTCTGCTGGTCTCCTTTCCTTTTGGTAATACCATATATCACTCTGAATGCCCGTATAGTCAAGCAGATAATGGTACTTTCCAAAAGAAAATGTACTGTCCGTTTCTGGACTCCGGAAGCAACATCGCAACCGCTTAAATAACTGTTGTAATAACTGCATTTTCCATAAGTGCTGCTGAGATCCGATGCATTTATGTCCAGCAGTTTCATAACCGAGCTTGAAGCCGCCAATGCCGGAACATACATCAAGAAAGGCTATCTATCTCATTATACTGTCCTACCTTGCATAATTGCTGATATGAAATTTTCATATCGTCACGGATGACAAATACATCCGCATCCGAACCGCACTGTTCAATGTAGCGGTTTACGATCACATCCACAAACTTCTCATCCAGTTCGATGCCGTAACAGATACGGTGTGTCTGCTCACAGGCGATCAGCGTAGAGCCAGAACCAAGGAACGGATCAAGCACGATGCAGTTGCTCATGCATGAGTTCTGGATCGGATATGCCATAAGCGCCACTGGCTTCATGGTCGGATGATCCTTGCTCGCCTTCGGACGGTCATATTCCCAGATGGTGGTCTGCTTCCTGTCGGAATACCACTGGTGCTTCCCGCCTTTCTTCCATCCGAACAGACACGGCTCATGCTGCCACTGGTACGGGCTTCTTCCAAGAACCAGTGCGTTCTTCTTCCAGATGCAGCACCCGGAAAGATAAAAACCTGCATCCTTGAATGCCTTTCTGAAATTCAGCCCTTCCGTATCTGCATGGAATACATAAATGGATGCATCCTGTTCCATCGACTGCTCCATATTTACAAATGCAGCAAACAGGAACTTATAGAAATCCTCATCCGGCATGTTGTCATTTTTGATCTTGCCGGCTGTCTCCTCAACATTTACATTGTATGGCGGGTCAGTCAGGACAAGATTTGCTTTTTGTCCATCCATCAGCTTATCGTAGGTTTCCGGCAGAATGGAATCACCGCAGATAACACGGTGCTTTCCTAGCAGCCATACATCACCTGTCTTTGCCACGATTGGCTTTGCAAGCTCCGCTTCCACATCGAAGTCATCTTCCATGATCTTCTTATCATGCACAGAATTAAAAAGCTGTTCGATCTCTGGCGGTTCAAAACCCGTGATGCTGACATCAAATTCTGAATCCTCAAGGTCTTTGATGAGGTCGGCCAGAAGTTCCTTATTCCATTCACCTGTAATTTTATTAAGCGCTACATTAAGTGCCTTCTCCTTGTTCTTGTCGATATCGACCACGATACATTCCACTTCCGTGTATCCGAGGTCTGCAAGGACCGTGGCCCTCTGGTGTCCTCCGATAATGGTCATGTCTGAGTTGATGATGATCGGCTCGACATAACCGAACTCCCTAATGGAATTCTTGATTTTTTCATACTCCTTATCACCTGGTTTTAATTTCTTCCTTGGATTATAGGAAGCCGGGATAAGGTCTGCTATTTTATAACTCTGAAACTGCATCTTCCATATCCTCCTCTGCTAAAAACCTGTGCCGGAAATAACATTCACGGCCACAGTATTTTCTGTTCTTGTTTCCATAGGAAATGAAAGGCTTCCCACACTGCTCACATACAAGCGTGTAAGAAGCCTTCTCACTTTTCCTCACTGCTTCTGGGTGTGCCTTCCACCATTCTCTTCTGCATTTTTCGCAACAGAACCTTCTCGGTCTGCCAGTCTTCGGCTGCGTGATCGGATTACCGCAGAAGTGGCACACCTCTTTACCGTCCACCATGAGTTTCATATTTTTTGAAACCACCGTGGCATATCCGGCAAGGTTGTGCCTCTTGCAGTAATTCCTTACGATGTCACGGGATAGTCCGATTGCCATTCCGATGGCTTTATAGCCCATCCCCTTCATCCGCATCTCGTTGATTTGCTTTGCCTGTGTGTCAGTCATCCTTTCCACTCTCCTTCCGGCACACAAAAAAAGACCGGAAAAACAATGTTTTTACACTGTTTTCCAGCCTTAAATAATGCGTTTTCCCTGATTTTCTGGCAAAAGGAAATACCCCTTTTTGCCGTGTTTTAAGTACATTCTGCGAAAATTATCATACCCTTTTTATATCCCCCCTGTTTAATTCTGCGAAAATTCACGCAAAGGGGGCCATCGGTCTTCAGCGGTTCAGACTGTAGAGATTTAGATACCCCCACGGTCTGCCGTCAGAACCGATACTCAGGATTGTTATCTTCGTTCCATGTCTTTTTATCATGACAAGGCTTGCAAAGGCTCTGCCAGTTCTTCTCGTCCCGGAACAGGACGGGATCGCCACGGTGCGGTCTGATATGATCGACCACAGTTGCTGTCACTGCATGGCCTTCCTTTAAGCACTGAACACACAAAGGATGTGCCTTCAGGTATCTTGCCCTTGCCTTCTGCCACTGCCTGTTGTAACCACGCTTGCTGCTGCTCGCCCTGTCACCACGGTGCAGTGCTTCATGCTCCTCACAGTACAGTCCGTCTGTCAGCTTTGGGCATCCGGGGTGTCTGCACGGCTTCTTTGGTTTCATCGGCATCTGCCATTCCTCCCTTCTATGTACACGGGCGGTGTGAAAGGATTGAAAAGACACCGCCTTACGGCAACATAAAAAGGAGCGTTTCCGCTCCCTTTCTTTTTTGCCATCTTAATCATAGCAGATACAAATTAAAAAGTCAGTAAACCATTAGTGCACCTTTAGTAAACCTCTAGTGCACCTATTCCTTTAATCACTCGACAGATGCCAGCCATTCTCGCTCTTTACAGGAAATCCATACTCTTTTCCTGCCCACTCCCGCTTACCAATTGCATTATCAATTACTGGAAGTAGATCCCACAAATGACCTCTGGTTTCCATACTAAGTTTTGGATTCAGATATGCCTTCTGAACAGAATCTCTTACATCCTTAAGCTCTTCTAAGTCAGCTTTTTCATACCATTTAGCTGATAGCGGCTTGCCTTTTTTGATTTCATCTTTTAAAGTCAGCCATACATTTGTAATACTATCCTTATTCTTCAGTCCAAGTATCACTGCAACACTCACCCCCGCTAAAGCAAGCTGGTCTTTATGTTCTTTAACCCACTTAACAAATCCCTTCTTATCATTCTCTATCTCTTCTGGATTCTTCTGTTGTACTTCTTCCATCACCAATACCCCCTGCTATTCTTCTATGTCAACACAATTGCCGTTCTTATCTATTGTTCAAAAAACTGATTTCCAGATAATCTGGACCAAGATAATGATTTCGCAGCCTTGGCCTGTTTGGCATACTTGGCACATTTAGCTGGCTTCGCATATTTAGCTCCTTTGACTGGCTTTACACATTTAACTGGTTTTACTGGTCCAGAGCCAGTTGCATTTTCCGTAAAGAAAACGCAGCAGCCATTTAAATCCCTAATCCAACCATCTTCAAACCAGCCAAATTGATGACCATTAAATCCGTAAACGGCATCACCATATAAATATGCTACTGGTCTTCCATTAAAAAGATAAATATGAATTCCGTCATCATGTAAATACGCTATTGCTTTGCCATGTGAATCATAAAAAGTCATAACCATCCTCCTTTTCGAATTCAAATCTGATTAGTTTCAATGTGCTTTTATATATTTATATTTTACCATAACGCAAACAAAAAAGACAGCCGTCTGACTGCCTTAATTGTACTCTGCATATGCGCCTATCTGTATCTGGAGTGCCACGGTAATCTGCTCCATGACCATGTCATCCAGCACTTCCCCAATTCTTTCTCCAAGCCTTGTTTTATCAAGGGTTTCCACCTGTTCCGCCAGTGCCATGCTCGGTTTATTCAGACCGCTGCTTTTCTTCAGCGGAATCTGCACATGGGTCGGAAGATACTTCTTTTTCCACACCCTTGCCGACAGCGGAATGACCGTAACCACAGGCGAATGCTTATTTGCCTTATTATTGCTTACCACCAGTGCCGGACGCACACCGCCCTGTTCGCTTCCGGCCTTCTCTCCAAAATCCACATAATAAATATCGCCACGCTTACACATAAAAAACCTCCTATCCGAGGACAAAGGCTTCCACCTGTCTGTCCCTCATTTCATACTGTTTATCCAGTTCCTTCAATGCTGCTTTTCTGTATTTCCCGATCATCGTATGGCTCACATGGTATCTTTCCATCATGATGTCCCATGTCATATCCTCATCCAGAAGATCCGTGATAATGCTTCTATGTCTTTCATCCAGTCCGTTCACTGCATGCTCGAAAAAATCCAGTTCTTCCTTCAGGAACATATATCTTTGGAAAAGAAAACCGTACCACTCGTCATTCTCCCGTTCCATTGCTGCCTTATACTTGATCGCTATGTTTGCCGTTTTATCAGAAAGAGTGCTCGTCTGCACCCTTTCCCCTTCCTGATGGGAATAGAGCATGGAATCGATCATGTCCTGTTCGCTCACTCCCTGAAACTGACGGAGCTGGAACTCAGTCACGGTCAGTTCCTTTTTCATGTTCTTATATTCCTTCATCATTGCGTCTGCCGTCATCCGTCATACCTCCAATCCTTGCCTTTACTGCTTCTATCATCGCATTCTGTGTAGTATCCTTTTTTTCAATTGCCCGGAGGATATCTTCATCGACCGTTCCTTCTGTCACCAGATGCTCTATGATAACCGTGTGTTTCTGCCCCTGTCTGTAAAGTCTGGCATTCAACTGCTGATACAGTTCAAGGGACCAAGTAAGTGAAAACCATACAATAGTTGAACCGCCTTCCTGAAGATTCAGTCCGTGTCCTGCCGATGCCGGATGGATCAGAGCCACAGGGATTTTTCCTTTATTCCAATCTTCGATATCTTTCTTTGTATTGATATCCCTTGCCGGAAACCGTTTTAATATCCGCTCCCTGTCATGCTTGAACCAGTATGCAACCAGAAGCGGTTTTCCGTTTGCCGATTCGATCAGGTCTTCCAGTGCATCCAGTTTTCTGTCATGGATGTTACGGACATTGCCGGATTCATCATAGACCGCACCGTTTGCCATCTGCTGGAGCTTGTTGCTTAAGGCAGCTGCATTTACCGCATCAATGTCCTGTCCTTTCCCGTATTCAAGGATCATTTCATCTGCCATCCTGTCATAAAGTGCCTGTTCGGATTCCGACATGGATACGGTCACACGATTGTTTATGCATTCCGGCATATCAAGATAATCCACGGCTTTCATGGAAATGCTGATATCGGAGATCAGTTCATATATTTTTTCTTCTGCCCCTTCCCTCGGCTTATACGAAAAGATGATCTCACGATTCCGCTTATCCGGCAGAAAGAACCTGTCACGATAGCCGCCGATATATCTTCCAAGCCTCTGCCCCATATCAAGGATTCCGATCTCTGCCCATAAGTCCATGAGGTTTCCCGGTGTTCCCGTAAGCCCGACCACACGTTTTGCCATCGGCCTTACTTTTTTCAGGTCTTTGAACCTCTGTGCCTTCGGGGACTTGAAGCTCGACAGCTCATCAATGATAACCATGTCAAAATCAAAAAATATGTTTTTTGTCATCCATGAAACATTGTCCCTTCCGATGATTGTCACATCGGCTCCTGACAGAAGTGCTTCCTTTCTCTGCTCTGCAGTTCCCATTGCCACGGCAAATGTCATGCCGTAAAGATGCTCCCACTTTTTTATCTCTGCCGGCCATGTGGTCTCTGCCACACGCTTCGGTGCTATCACCAAGATCCGTCTCACTTCAAAATAGTCAAACAGCAGAAGCCACAATGCCGTAAGCGTGATGACCGTTTTGCCAAGTCCCATATCCAGGATCAGGCAGCTCACGGGATGTCTGATTATAAAATCTGTTGCATACTGCTGATAATCATGTGCTTTGTATTTCATCAAGGATACCTCCGATCTGTTCAATATTATCAACTACATAAACGGGAAAACCTAACCTCTCAAGCATCCGCTTTCTCTTCAGCTGAAGCGGTCTCGGCTTCTTCCCCGGTGCTTTCAGTTCCACAAATGCCATTTTCCCGTCCGGCATCAGGACGATGCGGTCAGGCACTCCATTCATACCGGGTGATACGAACTTCAGTGCCATGCCTTTCCGCTTTTTAGCTTCTTCCCTCAAATGTCTCTCTACTGTACTTTCTAGCAAAACCAGATACCTCCTTTGCCGATTGCGGTTGCCATATGCCTTCAACTCCTATACGCGCATATATACATGAATTGCTCTTTTTATCTTTATTTTTAATTCTCAACTGGATTTAATGGGAAACTGGGAAACTAAGAACCGCAACCCCTTATTTTCCAAGGTGTCAGCACGGTTTCCGACTACCGTTGTCCATCTGCATCTGGGAAACCCCGGAAACCGCCTAACGGGTTTCCTCTGGTTTCTCATCCATCCGCACAAAAGTCTTCTGCACTCCGTAAAGGGGGACTTTGGTCTTGCCCGTGGTATTGGAATCATACTTCTTCCATCCCCCGATCTTGTTTAAGATGCCTTCGATCTCATAGGAATCCGCCTTCTTTAAGTTCTGACGCTCCTTGCCGAAGCACTCCACCCAGATTTCCATGATGCACACACGCTCACGCATGACCGTTCCTTTGACACCGACCGTCTCGAACTCTCCTCCGCCAAGGAATGCCCTTCTCTGGTAGACATCCATTGATGACCAGTTATCCGGCAGCAGTCTGTCAAGATAGTCCTGCACGATGCCCTCACGGTCATCCGACTCCATTGCCTCCTGCTGCATCTTGTATGCTTCCTCTGCCTCCGCACCTTTTAAGAACAGCTCCTCGCCCTCGTTATACAGATGGATTGCCTCTGCCCAGATCTGGTCGACACAGTCAAGCTCCCACGGATGGTGTTTTCCTGTCCCCGGCACATGCACGGGCCAGAATCTTCGGTTGCCCGTAACGTCACGAAGGAATCCGCCCTCGGAGTTTGTGCTTCCCACAATGATGCATTTTCTTGGATGTGACTCTACATTGACCCCGTATGCCTGACGGAACTTATCATCCTGACGGGTGACAAAGGATTTTACTACTTCGACTTCCGTCTTGCGGATACCATTCATCTCGCTGATCTCAAGTATCCAGTTTCCGAGCAGCTTCTCGGCAGCAGTCTTATCCCTCATATCCGAAATGGATAAGGAATCCGAGAACCACTGCTTTCCAAGGATGGCAAAGAAGGTGGATTTTCCCATTCCCTGCGGTCCGTTCAGCACGAGGATGGAGTCGAACTTTACTCCCGGCTTATAGATACGTGCTACCGCAGCCACCAGTGTCTTGCGGATGACTGCCCTTGTGTACGGTGAATCTTTCGCACCGAAATAGTCGATGAGCAGTGTATCGATACGCTCCTGTCCATCCCAGTGAAGCGTTGCAAAATAATCCTTGATCGGATGGTAGAGCCTGTCGGATGACACCACGGCAAGCAGTGCATCCTTAAACTTGGTCGGTGACCAGATCCCGTACACCCTCTCGAAATACACCTTTGCATTTGCAAGGTCAGAATCGTTCCATCCGGGTTTTACCTGTTTCCACGGAAGCGAACCGATGACATCAATGGTATCCTTGAACTCGTTGTACACGATGTGCTTGAAGTTCTCATCGTTGCGGATGATCAGTGCGATGTTCTGCAGGGTATCCTTGATATTTCCCCTACGGTCAAGTACCAACTTGTTCTGCCAGTCCTCATCCGGCTCCGTGGAAAATTCCTGTACCGCCAGCTCCTGTCTTTCCTTGGCAAGTGTGTTCTTCACTTCTTCATCTGCAGAAACAAAATCCTGCATGGCTTTAAAAGAAGGGAGTTTTCCCGGCTCTGTCCCTTCGGCTACCCTTGCATCCTTGTCACCGAATTTATGAAGCCTTACCACATCAAACGCATTCATCAGCTTTCCGCAGCATGGGTCTGTTGCATGGTGGCTGTATACGAACAGGTCATCGTAGACCACAACTCCGGCAGCCGAGTCCGCTGGGATATAATCATATCTTCCGGGGATTGCCCTTGAATGCCTGTACACATCTGGGATGAATTTGTCGATTGCCTGTGTCACCGTGTATGTGCGGTTGAAGGCCCCGATCAGCCCGTCCTTGGAAAGCGGGTCAGCCTGTTTTTTTATATCCCTCTGCACAACGGATGCCTGACGGTTGCTGACCGGCCATGCTGATACATCATGCCAGTCCTTATAACGGGACAGCACTTCATCGGGATCGACTTCGTTCCCTTCGATCTCCTGAAACACATACTCACCGTCACTGGAAGTGCTCGGCCAGTACATCAGTCTTGATGGTTCATAGGTGGAATCATCAAAAAGCTCGATTCCGATATCCGATGCAAGCATACGGCTGACTGCCCCGTACTCATCGGGTGTCACGTCCCTTGTCAGAAATATGATGATACGCAGTCTCGGCTTCTCCGGCGTATGCTTATGCGTGGAATACACCACCATCTTCATGTCAAAGAACATTTCCAGTTCATCAATGATACCCGGTGTTCCGTAATCCATATCAAGTGTGATAGCGGATCTGGAAATCACGCAGTCCTTCTTCCTGCGTCCCCCCTTCAGCTTTCCAAGCACGAAACCTCCGACATCCTTGATATTGTCCTGCTGCCCTTTCGGCATCTTCCTGTACTGCTCCATTGTTTCCGCAGTATATTTTGTCTTGGACAGACGGCTGACAAAATCTTCATATGTCATATCCGTGCAGTTAAACTTTTTATCCATTCTTGAGTTTCCGATTGATACAAACATGTTTCTGCCTCCTAATCTTTCTTGTAAAACGGACTTTCAAATCCGGCAGCTTTAAGCGGAAGCCCCTCACACCAGTCAGGGCATACCGCCATGATCTCATTTACTTCTTCCACCGAAGATATTCCCTCCGGCACTTCAAGCACCACTTCATCATGGATGTGGCACACGATATCAAATCCCTTCTTTCCCAGACGGAGCATTGCTTCTGCCAGTACATCCCTTGCGGTTGCCTGAACGATATTCTCACAGAATTTTGCCCCGTAAGATTCAATCCTCGTCCACTTGCGATTCGTACCGACACCTTCATAGCTGACGCTCTCCGAACCGAATCGGTTCACGGTCATCCTCGGTCTTACATAAGACAGCACCCTTCCTGACGGCAGTGCAATCTTTAACATCCCGGACTGGTAATATACCGTCACCCTTCCGACCGTGGTCATCTTCCGCTCCTTCACGGCTGCCTTTACCGCACCGTCAATTTCATACCAGTAATTCACGATGTGCGGATTTGCTGTCCGCCATGACTGCACCAGTCCTTTCAGTTCCTCTTCTTCCACAAAATTTAATGCTCCCATGCTGACAAGCGCACCTTCCGCACCGCCATACTGACAGGCGAGTGATGCCACTTTTCCCCTTGCACGGTACGGGCTTCCTTTTGTGATTTCTTTGATCGGGATATGGAACATCTTGGATGCCGTCTGCTCATAGATCTTTCCTGCACCACGGAACTCCTCCATGACCCATCCCTCTCCGGCAAGGTATCCCATGACCCTCGCCTCGATTGCGGAAAAGTCACTGACAATGAATCTGCATCCCGGCTTTGCCACAAATGCAGTACGGATCAGTTCCGACAGCACCTCCGGGGTGGAATCATATAAAAGCTCCACAAGGTCATATCTGCCTTCCTTTACGATGGATCGTGCCAGTTCCAGATCTTCCATGTGGTTCTGCGGAAGGTTGTGGATCTGTACAAGTCTGCCTGCCCATCTTCCTGTACGGTTGGCCCCGTAAAACTGTAATAATCCATGCACCCTTCCATCCGGGCAGACGGAGCGTTCCATTGCCTCATATTTCTTTACCGAGGTTTTTGACATGGAAAGCCTCAGCTTCATCATCTCGGATACTTCCCCTTCCGTTTTCTCCACCAGTTCTTCCACGGCTGCCTTGGCAAGGGAATCCACCTCGATACCTTTTTCATTCAGCCAGTCCTTAAGCTGTGATACACTGTTCGGGTTTTCCAGTCCCGATATCTCGTATGCCCTCTTGGATGCTGCTTCCTTATATAAAAGATCACACGCCACTGCATGGCTGATCAGTTCACGGTCAACCATGATCCCACGGTCATTGATCCTCTGGTCCATGCAGTAAAGCTCCTGTTCCCTGTCTGGTATGGGGAATTTCGCCAGCTTGCTTCTGATCTGCTTTTCCACATCCACGTCACGGATGCAGTATGTCTTAAACAGCTCCCACTTCTCAGGAGCATCGGACGGAAGGTTTCTTGTCCTGCCCCCGTTTGCCTTGGTGGGCTTGCACGGCATACAGAAATAGCGGATGAGGTCTTTGCCTTCCGACATCTTTTTCTTATCAAGGTTCAGTGCTCCCCCCACGCCTTCCAGTGACAGCGGGAGCGACAGCATGGATGCCTGAACTGCCGTGCATCTCCATCCTTCCGGCTTTAAGGAAAGTCCGAAGAATCGGTTGATACAGTTACGCTCAAAGGCAGCATTGAATGCTGTTTTTACCACGGAATCATCCATAAGGCATTCCATGATCTCATCCGGCATCGTCTGCCCGGATGCAAGGTCAATGATCCTTGTCGGTTCATCATTCAGACTGTATGCAAACAAAAGGATCTCGAACTGCTCCGATGCTGCATATCTATGTACCCCGCAGTCCGGGAGTGATACATCTGAGTAAGTTTCAATATCAATTGCAAGTGTGTCCATAAGCCTGTCCCTCCACTCTTTTCTTTATTCTGCTGATCCCCGTTCTTGCTGCTGCCATATTGCCAGACTTCATCTGCCCTTTGATGGTGCGGTATGTGTTATACGGGATATACTTCTTTATGCTGTTAAGCTCCTTCATCAGTTCTTCCATGAAATAACATCTCCTTTATGTACACGGACGGTGGAAACCACCGCCCGGTTTAATACTGCCGTTATGCTCCTATGAGAGGAAATCGTCCTCTGCATCCACTGCCTCGAACTCATCCTTGGCATTTGCTCTGGAACCGAGAGGCTCTCCATCCCTTAACTTCTGCACATTTCCAAGTCCTGCTGCGATACCCTTATTTCCGTTGCTGTTGTAAGCATAGAAAGTAATGGATACCCTTCCGTAACAGCCGGAATATACCTCGCTCTGGTCAAGGATCGGCTGTACCTGTCTGTCCACGATCTGAGGGGCCTGTTTGCTGTTGGCGTTCAGGAACATGCTGTCTGCATACGCCTCGTCTTCAGGTCTGTCGATGTCACCATCTCTTAACGGTGTTTTCAGGTTCGCCGGAATCTTACCTCCCCACTTGCCTTTTCCCTCATCCTTAGCGATTTCGATTGCCTTCTTGATCTTGGAGATGGTTTCCTTATCATTCTTGTCGATGATGCAGGATACGGAATACTTCGGTTCGCTTCCATTGATGGAATCCGGCTCCCACAGGTGTGCATAGCTGAGTCTGCAAGGTACGATTACTTTTGTTAAATTAGCTGTTGTCATAATTTAGTCCTCCTTAAAATCCGCTTCTGCGGTTGCTGTTTTAACTGCTTCTCTTTTATCTGAATCCGGCACCAGTGTGACTTTGCCGTCAGGCTTGTATACCAAGGAGCCAAGGATCTCTTTAAATTTCTTTTTTCCCATCAGCCTTTCCATTTCAGTAATGCCGATCAGGCTCTTTTTATAGATGTCTGTGTATCCGGCTTTCTGTGCTGCCTCTGCCACTTCATCTTCATCCGTATATTTACGGTTGCTTCTTCCCAGAACGAGTTTGTATCCAGGCCATTCCTTATGGTTGACCACTGCTTCATTCTGTGCATAGGTGTAAACTTCTTCGGCCCATTTCTTCAGGGCATCTGCCTTGGAAAGAACCTCTGCAATTTCCTCATCCGACATAAGGGCCGGCTCGGCAAATTCCATCTGTGCAAGTTTCAGGTATTCCTCTGCCCTTGCACGGCATGTAAATCTTGCCTTGCAGAATCGGCAGTGGTCTCCGGCTTTAAACTCTCCCTCTCCGGCAAGAGCCTTTGCTGCTCCCGGTTCAAGAACGTCCTTTCCCCATACAAGCAGATCTCCGGCTGATATCTCCCAAGTGGAAAAATGTTCGATCCTTGGCTGGACAATGGTAAGCTCCACCGTGTCGATCTCATATAAGAAACCAAGCATGTCCAGAACTCCAAGTCCATAGATCATAAGCTGGACATTCTGTTCCGCATCGACCACCACGCCCTTGCCGAGCTTCAGATCGATAATGTGGATCTTATGGAAATCGACTACCACCATATCTGCAGTACCGAAACAGTCCATGATTCTGTGTGCAAGACTGACCTTCAGCTCCACTCCGATGAACGGGTCATCACAGTCCTTTCTTGCCTGTTCGATCTGGCCGATGTTATATTCCACGTAGTCATCCACTGCTTCGAGCAGCTCATCCGAATAATAATCAGATACGGGTCTCTTGGTTCTTTTCTTCAGATACTTATTGATGAGATACTCTGCCATCGCATGTCCGGCAGTACCCTCTGCTGCAAAGGGTGACTCTTCATCCGGGAACTGCTCCTCCAACAGTAACGATGGAGGGCATTCCAGGCGTCTTTTGCCGGACGATGGCGAGTATCTTGCGTGGCCGCCCATTAAAGCACCTGTGCTTTCTCATACAGTTCCGGCAGTTTTTCATCAGGAACATCCGACAGCTTCTGGAAACCGAACTGCTCGATCAAGTTCTTTACCTCGGAGGTCTTTCCTGATCGGGACTTGTCCGCAAGGAAAGCACGGACCGTCTTTCTGTCAACGGCTGTCTCCTTCGGGGCAGCTTCATCTTTCGGTGTATCTGCCACAGGATTTTCCTTCTTTTCTTCCTTCTTCACAGGCTTTTCTTCCTTCTTAGATGTATCTTTCTGTGCTGCGACCATCTTTCTGATTCCTGCAGCAATCTGCTCGTAGCCCTCGGCTACCAATAACAATGCTTCGCTCATTGCGTTCTCTCCTTTCAAATGCGTGCCAGCTTCACATCGCCTGTATACACATCAACTTTGTTTACACTGGACTTGTACTTTCCCCAATCCATCAGAATATGGAACGGGTACTCCTTTACAACGGCTGCTTTTTTCTTCTTTTTTCCACGGGTGACCATAATTCGGTCACCCTGATTCAGTCCGTAACGGACATTTACTCTTCCTGACATATCGGATCTCCTATCTCATGAGCTTCAGCCCCTTAACCAGGGAACGGTACTCATCACTGGCACGGTCATCAATCGGAATCGTTTTGACACAAATCTGTTCAAAATTTCTGTCATAAAGTCTTACAGGCTTCTTCATCTCCTTGGCATGTTCCAGTTCGAATCTCATGCCTTCCGTAATCTCAAAACCGAAAACATAGACCATATCACATGTATCCATGAGTTCCAGTCCCATTTCAATTCCCGTCATTCTCTCATTGGGATTCTTCTCATCAAGGAAGGTTGGAAAATAGATATGTGGTGCAACTGGGACATTCCAGGCTCTGGCAACGATCTTTGCATAATATGCTGCCTTCTTTTTGTTTTCCTCGATGTTGCCCTGATACGGGCTGCAGATAAAAATTTTCATCATAATAATTCATCCTTTCTCATTCGGCTCTCATGGCCGTGGGGTTCTCGTAAATATAGTTCTTACAAAGCAAAATCACGAAGGATACTGTTCATCACCTCAAGATCGTCACCCTGAAGTGTTGACTGCAATTTTTTTAACAGTTCCTGCTGTTTCGGTTTCAGGTAATTGCGTCCGACATAATATCCATCAGCAACTTTTACACCTCCGCCATATCTTCCACGAACCGTCTCAATTGGGTGAGCGAGAGTTAATTCTTCGATGTCATTTTTAATTGTCCGGACCGATACACCGAATTCTTCGGCAAGATTATCAATCTTGTCCTGTCTTCTCTGGCATAAGACCCTGAGAATCGCCTCACGGCGCTCACTTGGTGTCATACTCTTTTTTGCCATCTCTCGCTCACCTCCTTCCTGTTCCCTTGCTTTGTGACTAAAGAATAATTTTTAAAGGTGCAGACTTTTTGCACGATTAAAAAATAATTTTCAAAAATTTTTCAGATGTATCAAAACTTCATTTTTTATGCCTAATAATTTATTCTCCTCGTACCTGACGATTTTCCGTAAAATAAAACCAGAGGTGCAGAGAATATATAAGGTTAGGTATTTTTACATCCAATACTGAACTGAATCTCATCGTTCAGAAGAACATCGATACTGCCCAAATCTGCATCATAGCCAGGCATCTATATACTTGTTCTCCCTTTTGTTCCTGAAAATCTTTAATCTTTTGTTCATTGCAATGTAGAAATTTATCTGCGTGATTAACCCAATCCGTCAGCTTTCCTTTTTAGAAACAAAAAGGCCAACAGACTGTCCGATAAACAGGCTGTTGGCTATAAATGGGTGAATTTAAGAAAGCCACTAGAATTTCTGATTTTTTACAGCATTCTACTAACATCCCTGTTTCGTAGGCTACTGTAATATCAGCACATCCTAGTGGCTGTCTTTACAAGCTAGTCCGATTATTAAGTTTACTGTTCTGCCCATCATAAAACACAGGCATTTTCTTCTTTTCCAATCTGAATCGGAATATCCTCTTTCGTAATCCTGCATTTATGAAGCACCACAACACTCCCTGATACTTCAGATTCTGTTTTGCATACAAAACATTTCTTATTATATGGGCATTCCTTGGTGCATCTATGTATTACTCCATCTGCCATGTGTTCTCACCTTCTTTCCACAAATTCACATTTCCCTTTTTCAGGATATTAATCAATGTCGAATTTTAGAACCAAAAAGTGTGCATATTTCCTAATATTACTTCATATTTTATTCTGAAACCCATATTATTACTATGTGGGTCAACATTACAATATGTTCCATGAATCAACATAATATTCATATTTTCTTTTGTTCATTTGTTCGCTAACTTGCTAACACTTAGGTCAAAAAAATATGCGGATCATTCTGTAATCCGCATACTTCAACCTTCTGCTAGTAATTACAAGCCAAATCAAAAGAAATCATGTTAAGAATATCTGTGCTCAGATGCGCCTCTTGTGGAATATATCCAAGCTGTTTCAATCGGTATCCTGCTGCTTCAAATGATACATTAAATATCGAAGCAACTTCTTCTGCCAGGGCATAATGATAAAAAATCTGCTGCAGTCCTGGTCGTTTAAAATTTTCAGCTACCATCCGTACCATTGAAACAGGCATCAGAACTGCAGATGATAATGCATTCGCCTGCCATTCCATCCAGTCCCTGTCTGTCCAGCTCTTTGCTGTCCGGCAATCCATCTTTTTTGTATCTACACGACACTGAACCATTGGTGCCGGAGTTTCTCCCATCAGGTCAAACAGCGTTATCTGGTCAGGATCATAGGCAAAATATTCTTTATGCAAAAACTCATGTCCTGCCTCGTGTCCCATCGTAAAACGATATCTGTGTTCCTGATTTTCTTCCAAGAGCGTCTTATCAATTATCACGGTATGTGCTTTTGCACTGATATAGTCCGCACAATTATTCTGCGGATCATACACGGGTACTTTGTCCGTGTCATTGAACACCGTCATACCAAGATAAACACCGCAATGCGACAGGTACTGAAAGTCCTGATCCATTCCCAGATAATCTTGTGCCAACAAATCGATATCTATTTCCTGTGGAGATTTTAATGCTTCCGGCATAAAATCCCCGACAATATTCTGTCCAATAACATCAATCTCTTTTCTGCTTAACACTGGTGCCCCAGATCTCTTTCTTTTAATTTCAGGTCTATACATATACAGGTTCTTACCCCTTTCGCTTTCTTAGTTCCTCGACAAACTGGTTCCATTCTTCTTCTCCTGCATCCAAGTCCCTTGCCGTCCTCAAAGCTGCACTGACATAGTCCCGTTCCATAATATATTCTGGAAGGTCCGGTGCTACGGCATTTCTCTTCTTTCCAGCAAGGTCAAGCATCTGTGCATTTTCTTCTTTTGATAAATTCAGTATCTGTGCGAGTTGGGTAAGTTTTTCCATATCGAAGGGGTTGCGTCTGTCTTTTTCCACATCAGTCAAAAACGGTGCAGATACCCCTAACATATCAGCCATTTTCCTCAATGTGATTTTCTTTTCAACTCTCTTCTTACTTATAAATTCTCCAAAATTCGCATACATCATAATTTTCACCTTTTCTCTGTTTTCGCTTTTCTTTTCGTTTTTTTCATTTCTTCATTTCATTTTTTATATCGGTGTTCATATATTAGCACGCTTGCTTGTTCGCTAACTTGCTAACTAAAGTATATAAAATTTGAAGGGGATTGTCAATCATATTTTTTTGCAAAATTATCCCCTTCCATTTACTTTAGTGTATGTAATCATATGGAGAACGATATCCCGTCCTTTTTTCTGTCTTTCTATGTATGGAAGAATCCGCATCATCATAGCTTGCAAAAAGCCTGTTGCTTCTCACTTGGATGCCGCCTCTTGTACCAAACCGGATTATATAAAAGTTTCCGTTCCGCTTAACTATAGTCACTTCACGAATAATCCGGTTGCTCTCGACAATATAAGCTGTCGAACCGATTTCAAATGTCATGTAACCATCGCCTCCTACTACTGTGGTCAGTCAAGGGAAAGTGAACCAACCTGATAGTGTTACTCTGCGATATGTATCCTAACGTAGCGATGCTTTAATTATAAGAACATTTGTTCGTTTTGTCAATAGCCCTATTCTTTGAAATAACACGAAGCATTCTCTTTTGTTTTTACTGTATATTGTTTTCCTGTACTATCATTTACATAAAAGACTAACGGCTTACTCTTCTCTATATTATCCTCATTAGCTTCCAAAAATAATTGAAATTTATCTTTCTGCCACTGCAGATCTATGGATTCTTCCAAATCCAATGTTTGTGGCAGCTTTGTATATACCATTTTTTCTATTCCATTCGCATCCACAGGTGGCATCACAATAGCACTTCCCTCTTTAAGATGCACTCCCCATGTACGGATGATAACCTTTCTGTTACCTGTATTAGTAACACTTATCCCAATAAATTTGACTGATTCTCCCGTATTTGGATTATATAATTGAAAATTATCTGAAAAGGCAAGTTTTATAATTTTCTTTTGACTATATTTTGTTTGCCATAATGCAACCACAACTGCTGCTGTTGTAGCAACAGCACCAAGAGTACCGCCAATTGCACCAAATGCCGTCCAAAACAGATTCCAGTCCATGTTCGTCGCACCTCTTTTCTGCCTGCTGATTATTATTTTTCATAATTAGATACACTAGCACCACTACCTTACATCACAGATTTAATTTCTGAATATCCATGCGTGTATCCGACAAATAATAATCACATATTTTTACACCTGAAATTTTTAGATGTACTGCACCCTATCCCTCAGTACGATTCACGAAAACAAATTTTTTACATTCCACTACTATTATCAGTCCATAACTCACACTGGCTAATTACCGTAGTAATTGCAAAATCATAATCTTCCGGTGGATAATCATACTTTTTCAATAGACGCTTTACCATCTTACGCATTGTCGCTCTAGCTGTTTCTTTTTTTTGCCAATCTATGGTTCTATTCCTTCGAAGCATTTCTGTCAATTCTTTTGTCAGTGCTATAAGCTGATCATTTTTGTAAAAATCAGTAATATGCTCCGGTTTAGTAAGAGCATCATAAAAAGCCAACTCTTCTTGTGTCAAACCGAGCTTCTGACCATTTTTATACAAATTTGTAATTTCCTCTGCTGTTTTCAGAAGCTCTTTTATAACCTCTTCATTTGTAATCAGCCCATTATAATAGGCATTCATTAACTGGGCGATTTTTTCTGAAAACTTCTGTGACTGAACCACATTTGTTCTCTTATACAGAGATACCTGTTCGGCCATTAGCTTTTTCAGAATTTCTACAGCTATATTTTTCTCTTTCATTCGAGAAATTTCATCCAATACTGCAGGGTCAAACAAACTGAAGTTCTCTCCACCTGTCTTGCTACTATCAAACAGGTTAATGACTCCCTCGCTCTGGACTGCCGCCTTAAGCAATTCATTTATCTGAGCATTAATTTCCTTCAGGGATAGATTTTTACCCCCTGTTCCGCCATAAGTAACCTTAATAACTGTAGAACGAACCGCTTCCATATAAGCAGCTTCATGACGTTCACGTTCCGTAGTCATACTAGAACAAAGCGAATGTGACTGTTTTAGAAGCATAGCCTCTTTTAAAAAGAGATCCTTTCGGTCCGGTACTTTTGCATCTAACACATAGTTTGCACCACCAGTAATAAGTTTTGCCATTGTAAGTGGAGATCCACCAAAAAATCCGCTGAAATCAAAACCATGTAATAAATCCTTACATACCTGCAGTTTCTCTTGGAATTTTGGATACGCCACCTTTGCAATATTCATATCGCCATATTTAGACTGATCACGCTTCGTATATTCTTTCATTGCAGCCTTTAATGCCGATGCAATTCCAACATAGTCTACGATCAATCCGCCCTCTTTATCTTTAAATACACGATTAACACGAGCGATTGCCTGCATCAAATTATACCCATGCATTGGCTTGTACACATACATGGTAGCCAAAGAAGGAACATCAAATCCTGTGAGCCACATATCTACAACAATGGCTATCTTCATTGGATCATTATTATCTTTGAATTTTCTTGCAAGCTCTTCTTTATGCGACTTAGTTCCGATGATTTCTTTCCATTCTTCCGGATCATTATTACCGCTCGTCATGACCACACCAATCTTCTCTTTCCATGTCGGTCGGATTTTTAAAATCTGGTGATATATTTTCATAGCAATCGGTCTGGAATACGCTACGATCATTGCTTTTCCTGTCAGCAGATTTGCCCTATATTTTTCATAATGTTCCACGATATCATCACATAAAGATATAATTGTGGAATCTGCTCCCAGAACACTTTCCATCTGTCCGAGCATTTTTTTACTCTTTTCTATTGTGGCACTATCTGACTGCTGTTCCAATATATCATATGTAGAATCTATAAGAGCTAACGTATTCTGATCCAATTTCAAATGCACAACACGACTTTCATAATAAACTGGACGGGTTGCTCCATCTTCCACTGCCTGTGTCATATCATATACATCAATATACTCACCAAACACTTCACGAGTATTCCGATCTTTTGCAGAAATAGGTGTACCTGTAAATCCAATGAAAGTGGCATTCGGTAATGCATCATGGATAATTCTGGCATTTCCAATTACTGTATGTGCCTCTTTTTCTCCATCTTCATTTTTCGATATGACAATTTTTTCATCAAATCCATATTGTCCTCGATGTGCCTCATCTGCCATAACCACAATATTCCTGCGTTCTGACAAAGGCTTCTCCCCACGCTCAAATTTAAACATAGTGGTAAAGATAATTCCATTCGCACTTCTACCATCCAGTAATGCTTTTAAATGTTCCTTACTTTCTGCTTGAACTGGAGTCTGCCTTAAAAAATCTGCACATTGGGAAAACTGTAAATATAACTGATCGTCCAGATCAATCCGGTCTGTCATAACTACAACCGTCGGACTATCCAGAGCATCCTGCAATAAATGCGCATAAAATACCATCGACAATGATTTCCCAGATCCTTGTGTATGCCAGAACACGCCACCTTTTCCATCTGTTTTTGTTGCTACTTTCGCTTTTTCAATAGCCTTACGAACTGCAAAATACTGGTGATATCCCGCCAGAACCTTAAATCTTCCCTGACCACTACCTGAAAAAAGGATAAAATTCTTCAAAATATCTAACAGACGATCTTTCTGAAACATTCCTTCATAAAATACATCGAACTGAGCATATGCTGTTTCTTCATAGTTTCCATCCTTTGTTTTCCATTCCATAAATCGATCCAAGCCAGAAGTAATTGTTCCTGCTTTATTTGTAGAAAGATCACTGATAACGCATATTGCATTATAATAAAACATAGACGGAATATCCTGCATATAATTGCGAATCTGATTATATGCATTTTCTGCACCTACTTCGTCCTTTGCTGGACTCTTTAATTCCATAAGAACCAATGGAAGGCCATTAATAAACAAAATTATATCCGGTCTACGATTGTTACCATTCTCCAGAAATGTAAATTGATTTACCACATAAAAAGTATTGTTCTTTTCTTTCTCATAATCCACCAACCGAACAATTGAAGACTGCTCCTCACCTTTTACAAAGAATTTCACAGTAATACCATTCTGCAGATAATCCATAAAAGTAATGTTTTTCTGTAATAAACTTCCTGTATCAAAATTTTTCAACTTCGCTATTGCTTCCTCAATCGCATCTAATGGCAAGCCACGGTTGATACGCACCAAGCTATCCCGAAGAACAGAATCCAGAAGCGGGCTAGTATAATCTCTATCATAATCTGGTGCATACAAATGCTCGTACCCCATATTCTCAAACAGTTCAATAATGGCCTGTTCATAAGTATCTTCTGTAAACAAACTCGGCATGATGGACCTCCTTTTTATACCAATTTAAGCTGCTTCTTTATCTGCTTTTCTACTTTTTCCTCTGCTACTGCATCATATGCTTTTTTAAGATTATCCAATGCATTATAAAGATTCTCTCTATATTTTTCTTCTGAAAACATTTTTTCCGCTTCCTCTACCGTCATTGGATGTTTTTCATTTTCTTTCTGCATTTTATCAATAATAATCTGATATTCATACATTACAGCCAAAGCAGCCTCATAGTTTCTTAAAAAATTGCTATATGCTAATGCTGCTTCTCCCTTAAAAATCAAATCAATTTCTGCCGCCGTGATTCTTATTTCTTCTCTTTTTTGCAAAAATTCTTTGTGAAAAGGCTGCTCTAACGGATATTCAATAGCATCTGCCTGTTTTTCCATATAAGTATTATTGGTAAGCCATATAAAAACATAATCATTGGCAAACTGCGGCATTTGTTCTCTTTTCGGAGAAAGCCACATATAATTATCCTTGCAAAGAGCGATAAGTCCATTTGTCAGCATGTACGCTTCCATTCTACGGTCAAATAACTGGTGTTTATTACTAAGACTTATTTGGCGAACAGATAAAACTAATGCCAGTATAGCCGTTAAAGCCGTAATCACAGAACACCAAAAATTCCAGTCTTTTAGCATATAAAATTCTCCCCTCAAATATTAAATGAGAATTTAGAGCGGCAAGCACAAGCCTATTTTGAAGAGCTTTTTGTCGTTAATGCTGATCCAAATTGGCCGGAATGCACGCTTTCAGATATCGGTTCTATCGTTGCAGGCGGAACCCCTTCAAAATCGAAGTCGGAATACTATGCAGATCAGGGTATTGCATGGATAACGCCCAAAGATTTATCAGTCGATAAGTCAAAATTTATCTCTCATGGCGAGAATGATATCTCTGAGTTGGGATTTTCCAAGAGTAGTACAAAAAAAATGCCTGCTGGAACTGTACTTTTTAGTTCAAGAGCTCCAATAGGTTACATTGCCATAGCTCAAAACGAACTCACTACCAATCAAGGATTTAAATCCGTTATTCCAAATGAGAATATCGGTACTTCCTACGTGTATTTTTTACTAAAGAATCTTCTTCCGACAATCGAAGGTATGGCTTCCGGATCAACTTTCAAAGAAATATCCGGAGCAGGAATGAAATCTGTGCCTACGGTTATGCCTGATGTTAATATCATTCAACTTTTTAACAATTTTTGCGAACCTATATTCAAGGAACAAGAGATCCTTGAAGCAGAAAATCGCAGGCTTTCCGCTTTGCGCGACTCACTATTACCCAAACTGATGTCCGGTGAAATTGATATCTCCTCCCTAGACATCTAAGCCACTAAATTCTCATTTAACCGAATAACTCCTACCAACGGCAGGGGTAAAAACCAACGGAACTGCCGTTGATTCGTTCTCTGGAAATAAATATAAGGAGAACGAATTATGAAACAAAAAATTATGGAAGGGATTGTGCAACAGATGTTGCCATATCTCAATAATGTACAGTTACAAAAATTACAGGAGGTCTTAGAATATTCGTTTTATAATTATGAGATTTCCAGCAAAGTAGAAGAAACGGAAGACGATAGCCAAAAACTGATTGACGCTTTTGTGTATGCAAAACGAATTGAGGGATGTTCAGAGAAAACACTGAAATATTATCGAACCACAATAGAAGCGATGACGGAAGTTATAAATAAAGGGGTCCGTCATATGCAGACAGATGATCTCAGGGCATATCTGACGGAATATCAAGAAAAGCATGGCTCAAGTCGTGTGACGATTGACAATATTCGGAGAATCTTATCAAGCTTCTTCTCATGGTTAGAAGATGAGGATCATATTTTGAAAAGCCCAGTGCGTAGAATTCACAAGGTGAAGACAGCTACTAATATCAAAGAAACGTACACAGATGAAGAGTTGGAAAAGATGCGTGATAATTGCGTGGAGCTTCGAGATCTGGCGATTGTTGATATGTTGGCTTCTACAGGTATGCGTATTGGAGAGATGGTGCTGTTGAATAAAGTGGACATCAATTTCAATGAGCGTGAATGTGTTGTATTTGGTAAGGGTGATAAGGAACGCGTAGTTTATTTTGATGCGAGAACTAAGATTCATCTGCAAAATTACATTAATAGCAGAAGCGATAATGATCCAGCTTTGTTCGTAACGCTGAGAGCACCACATACAAGAATCAAGATTGGCGGTATAGAATCCCGTTTACGAGAAATAGGGAGATCCTTGGAAATAGAAAAAGTCCATCCGCACAAGTTCAGGAGAACACTTGCAACGATGGCAATAGATAAGGGTATGCCAATTGAGCAGTTACAGCAGCTATTAGGACATAAACGAATAGACACAACCTTGCAGTATGCAATGGTTAAGCAGAGCAATGTAAAACAGGCTCATAGGAAATATATAAGTTAG